TTGTGCGGTAAATTGTGATGGTTAAACCCCCACAACCACCCCCCCCCCCCCCCGCTCGTTCGCTATGGCTGCTCCACGCTATCGCACCACCTACGGGATGGGTCTAACGTGTAGTGATATTTACCGCATCGGTGACGCACTCGTTCAATATGACGCATCAGGAAACCCTACCGTTATAAATGACCCGGCCCGCGTTCCGTATTACAAATGCCCTAGCCTTGCGAACCCTACTGCGGGAATGGCGACATCCACGAATAACACGAATATAACAAAGAAGATGCGTTACGCGCAAGATATCCGGGTTGCCACCGAAACCAAAAATGTGAAAAAGGTATATGCTGTGAATAATTTGAACCGGTTTGGTCGGTGGTCGGGGGCTCCTGGTGGGTTTGGCGCACCGGTGACGAACTCATTCTAATGAATGAATGAATGAGTGGATGAGTGAATCTATGAACGAATCCGCGATATTTTCTAATGTTAGTTTATAACGAGAGATTTAGTAAAATGGTGAAACGTTGCGACCGAAGTGATGATGGTTACTACCACATGCACGGCAAGAAATACGAAATGTTGGAGGGGTCTCGCGCCCAAGTGTGGCACGGAACTGCCTACAAGACCCCCGGTGGCCTCACCCGCGCAGAGCTGATTTTTAACAAGCACGGCCGTATTGTGTCCGCTAAGAAGCACGTGACTGCCAAGAAGGAGAACCGTCTGCGTAAATATGGCTACACTGCTCGTAAGGGCAAGTTCGGCGCCATTAAGATTAACTCTAAGTCAGGCACGCGCCACCGTCTGGTCGCTACTCCCAAGAGGCGTTAAGCAGTGCCCGCGACCGTGTGTGTAATACTATTATTATCGGATGTTATAATAGTATTCTAATGTTCACAAATAATAACATTATTGTCGGGTATATTTTAGATTTTTTGAAACAGAACAAACTATGGGTCGCCATAACCATCATAACAACATTGATATGTAATCCCATTGAGATGATTGTATTATCAGACCTATTTTCTCATTTTACAGCCGCCGTCAATAAACTTGAATACAAGAATTCTATTACGATTCTAATGAAGATAGCCGGATTAAGCGTGTTCGTAGATACCGTGTATATGGTGGGCAATTATTTTGACAAGATTTACTACCCGATGATGGAGAAGTTCATACGGTTTGAGTTGATTGACGTCATCTTCAAACATATTGAGGTGAACTATGAAAAAGAAGACATCTCTAATCACATCATCAAAGCATTGAAGATACCGAATACAGTGACGTCATTTACCGGCCGGTTTATTTACTGGGTTGTGACGTTTGTGCTTACTACAATCGTAATTCTCTCGTATATACTGTATTTGGATCCGTTGATTGGCGCTATGACGTTACTCGTTTTTGTGTTGTTCTTCATCGCGTATTATTACATCTTAATGGATACGAAGAGTACGTCCGAACATCGTGAAAACGAAGAGAAGAATTTGATGACGAACATTGATGATGTATTGAGTAATTCTATTAGTATTATATGTACCAAGAAAATCAAGGATGAAAAAGAATTCTTGACGAATAAACACAGTATATATGACGAAGCACACGAAACTCAATTATGGAGCACATCCAAAGGAGGATATGCGATGTCAATTATCGTTACAATCATACTTGTTGCTTACGTATATGTCATACTTCGTTTGTATAAAAACCATAAAATTGACAGTAGAAACACTATAAAGGTCATCATTATTATGTTGTTTTTTATTCGTTATATCAAGACATCGTCCTATAGAAGCATTCTCGTGATTGCGGAGTATGGCAAACTCTCCGAAAATGAATTGACTATTCGTAAACTTTTAGTGGATAAGGCCGATGCGACCGGGCATAAAACAGATATACCGATTACGGGGGATATTGAGTTCAAAAATGTGTCGTTTAGATACGCGGTCACGTCGTTAGAGACGGGGACGCCCGTGGTAGGCGGCGCGGTCACGTCGTTAGAGACGGGGACGCCCGTGGTAGGCGGCGCGGTCACGTCGTTAGAGACGGGGACGCCCGTGGTAGGCGGCGCGGTCACGTCGTTAGAGACGGGGACGCCCGCGGGAGACGGCGCGGCCGGCGAGGGAACGAAAACCCTTGACAACGTCTCATTTAAAATCAACCCGCGCGACCGGGTCGCCATTATCGGAACGAACGGTAGCGGAAAATCCACCATTATCAAACTGTTGTCCGGGTTTTTCAAGCCGACCGAGGGGCAGATTCTCTTTGACGGGGAAGATAGTCGCAATATTAACCGCGAATACCTGCGAAGCAAACTATCCATTGTGTCGCAAAAAGTGGTGCTATTCAATCGGTCGGTGCTGGATAATATATGCTACGCGACCAATACGCCGAAAGAAGAGGTTGTCAAAATCCTGGACCGCCTGAAAATAATGAACGTGTTTAAGAAACTGCCGCAGGGTCTGGATACGATGGCGGGTGCGAGAGGCGAGAAATTGAGTGGAGGCCAGCGCCAGATTATTTACTTATTGCGGAGCTACTTGAGTAACAAACCGATTACGATTATGGACGAACCGACCGCTGCTGTGGACGCGTTTCATAAGAAATATGTCGTGCAGATGATGGATGAGATGGCGAAAAAGACCACGATGATTGTGGTGACACACGACTCTGAATTCGCGGCTTCGTTTCATAAAAAGATATACATTGAAGGCGGAAAAATTGTCTCGCGGTAGTGTAGTAGTGTAGCCGAGCGAAACCGAGCGAAACCGAGCGACCGTTCAATGTTGCTAATCATCACCCGAAATAAACCTAATAATGTGAACCAACTTGCGCATTTATACGATACATTCAAGAGACGAAACATACCATACGAAATTGTGGCGAAATGTGATCCTGCGATAATACGGCGGAAAGATATATGTGGTTTGATTATTCCTGGGTCGGTGTATCGCGTTCGCCCAGACGAACCACAAGATGAACTAGAATTAGAACTGTATTATCTCTTCCATTTTCCAAAGTTACCAGTATTAGGAATATGCCACGGGTGCCAATTTTTAATGTCGTATTACGGGGGCGACCTTATTCCATACAATAGTTATTGGAATAAGGATGTAAAAGTGGAACTCTCAAGTGACCCGATATTTCACTGTAAAGAAAACACACGAAAAGTAGACGCATATGTTTATTTCCACGACCTCCCGGTGATGACGCCCGCCGCCAAGAAAGCAGGTGTCCGAGAGATTGCGTGGTTTCGCGAGTTTCGTGATGGCCGGCGCCACGCGGCTGCGTTTGAATTTGAAAAAGGGCGCGTATACGGTTTTATGTTTCATCCCGAGGCGAAGAAAGAAACACACGCGATTCTATATAACTTTTATGACAATGCCACCGCTTCCACCGCTTCCACCGCATCTGTGTCGTCGTCGTGATATGACGCCGTGTCATCCACCGCCCACCACTTTATCGTAATCATTCCATTCTCGTCCAGGTATTCGGCGTATTCCTCCACGAAATACTTCTCAAAATACCGCTTGCTAATAATGCGCCGCTTTGCAGCGGAGTAGCACTTCCCGCAATAATATTCATACGCATTGTATAAGGGTTGAGGGAATGAGAGATTCAGGGCGACACAATGGTCGCGGAATTGTTCCATGTATTCGTTTATTTCGGCGTTCTTATTCCACAGCGCGCACCCCACATTTAGGATATATTTATCGTCTTCAATGATGACATCGGGGTAGAAATGGCGGAGTATACCGAGAAGAGTCGCGTCCGATGCAGACGCCGACGCAGAAGCGAGCGGAGCCGACGCAGAGACGACGACGTAGTCCTTGAATAGTGTTGAAAGTTCATCAATTTCCAACTCTATTTCTGTATCATTTACGACACAATGCTCGCCCCAAAATTGGCGGAACTGGCTGACGACGGGGAGGTAGCGACTGGTGCGGTGGGGGAATGCGTCCCCTCCGCCTCCTATCCCTTCGGCGGAGGCGTATTCCGCCAACTTCGCGCGCAATGTCGCGGCAAAAAACATAGTTGGCAAACGAAACTCCGAGAGATACATCTTCCACAAGTAAAGCATATTCGTCATTGAAATCTCGTGGTCGGCGGATGCGGGCTCCGTCGCGTATTCTACAAACTCGCTGATGATTTGCGGGTCAGTGCGTTCACACAAAAAACGAGCGTGGGCGCCGACTTCCGGTGTCTTACAATGAAGGCGCAAGAAGTCGTCCGCATTGCCGAACCGGTGCGAATAATGCGCGGCAACACAGAATAGGTCAATGACGGCGGATTTCAAATCGGGTAGATGCGAGAGACGGAGAAGGGGTGCGGACGACGCGGACGGCGACGACGAGGATGACGACGACGAGGAGGAGGACGAGGACGACGACGCTGCGGCTGCGGCAGTGGCGTGAATATCCACAATCCGACAATCCTTATACTGGTGTTCATAATATTTGAACTTGAATACGGTGGAAAACGCGCCGGAGTTCAACCCGAAGATACCACCACACTCCGCGCCGAGATCTTTGATGAATTCTTTGGCGAGGGGCGGGACGAAGTAGACGAGAGCGGACGCGGAAGCGGAAGCCGACGCGGAAGCGGAAGCGGACTTCTTTAGGAGAATATCGCCGAGGATGGTGAGGAAATACTTGGCGTGATCGCGGGTGCGGAAGAGCGCGGGGTAGAGGAGCCCGATGACATTCTGGATGGTGCGGGATTCGGGGATGGAGGAGAGAATATCGCGGGATTGGATGCTTTTGATGATTTTATTTTTGATCTTATACCTAATGCTTGTGGTAATGTTAGCACCGTCAACCGCGCCCATATTCGCGCCACCATACGAGGCGACTGATGAGGATGCGGAGGTGCCTTTGGCGCCGGAGGCTTCCGAGACAGGTGCCGAGATAGTCACCGAGTCCGCGGAAGCACCGAAGGTGCTGGGTGTGGACGAGGTGAAAGATAGAATCCGGTGATGAATCTCATCCTCGTGTATCAACGAATATCGGACCTGATTGTTATACGTGAAATACAATTCGGACGCCGGACAATAGAAATATTTGGTCTTGTTTAGGAAGGTCTCCGTGATTTCGTCGGCGGTGACTGCGAGAGATTTCTTCCGGGTTTCGCGTTCGGCGTGCGCGGTCTGGTAGTTTTTGATAGATTGCGGGAGCTGGGTTTTCACATAGGCGTGGATTCGTTCAAGGATATACTCGTTGCCGGGGATGGCCGCGTTTGTATTCCATATCTCCGAGAGAATGGCGATGGTGTCGGGGAGGGAATGAGGGGTGGCGGAAGCGGAAGCTGAAGCTGAAGCTGAAGCTGACATATATTTACTTATCCAAATGAATAATTTGTGAATATTATATACATATGTATATTGATTTAACTATTTTATGCCAAATGATGTGAAATGGGTTAATAATACACTAGGTAAAGGAGCAGTTCATAATTTTATAACAGCATATCTCAAAGAATATGACAACATTTATAGAAGTATGATACTCGACCCGCCTAGACGGACTCAACCCGGACCGTATTTTATTAACTTCATAGATACATGTAGAAAAAATCTATTATCAAACCCACGTTATTATCATTATACTAAAGCGAATAAAACATGCACGCCAATGTTAGGACCAAACCTTGTATACTCATTATTATTGAAAACTATTGTTCATAATGCGAAAAAGTATGGCAAAAGTGAGGCTGCTAAAATTCACGAACTACTATTCTGGTTTGAAGAACAAGGTATTACACAACTAGTGGTGGTTCCTCTGGATAAATTTGCTAAGAAAATGTTTGAAGATTATAGCGTTCGTCCTGGATACACTGAACAAGAAGATGGCACACTTGGTTATTGTTCTTTAAATGGGACGCCAGTTGAAACAGGCGGTATGGAAATATCAAACACAAGGGTGAATGAATTATTAAATGCGATATATAGAATTACACAGCCTGCGGATGATGATGATGATGATGATGTTGGTGGAAAACGACGAACAAAAACGAATAAACGCAAATACCGTTATTCTCGTCACGCAACCCGCCGTCGCACCCTCTCCTCCAAACGCCACCGCCCCTCCACCAAACGCTCCACCAAACGCTCCTCCAAACGTCGTTAACCACGCACACCCATTATTTTTGCTACATTGCTGAAAAAATAATGGAATAACCGATTTAGCGCCTGCGCGAATGCTTGCGACGGTTCTTGGAGCTGTTCTTGCGAGAACGGCCGCCCTTCTTGGACTTCTTGGCAGACTTCTTTTGGCGACGGCGCTTGGAACGACGGCCGCCGGTGGTGGAGGAGCCTTCGGGTTTGGTGCCTTCGGGGTTGGCGTCTGTGGCTGCGGCTGCGGCCTGGGCAGCGTCTTGGTTGGCTGCGCCGTCGGCTGGGGCTGCGCCGTCGGCTGGGGCTGCGCCGTCGGCTGGGGCTGCGCCGTCGGCTGGGGCTGCGCCGTCGGCTGGGGCTGCGCCGTCGGCTGGGGCTGCGCCGGCGGGTTTGTCGGCTGCGCCTTGGTCGGCTGCGCCAGGGAGCGAGGTTGGATCCGGGGGAATACCAGGGATATTACCACGGGCTAATGCTTTTTGTGCTAATCTTTCAACTAGTTCTACTTGGCGTTTTTCTTGTTCTAAATCTAAAGGTTTTGAATTTTCTGGGACTATGGGGTCTCTTCCTCCTCTCATAATCCTTCTTTTATTATTCTTACGACTAACCTTACGACTAACCTTACGACTAACCATCTTCTTTATCGTCTCTTATACATATTCTCAATATTTTATTCTTCCAATATTGAGAATCAATTCAACCACGTTTTTCAACGCCGTCTAGTAGAACGCGATTTCTTCCTCCCCCTTCACGCCTCCACCCACCCCCTCCTCGGGAAATCCGCTAAATATTCCGCCCAGTCCTTCCACTCCGGGTGTTTCTTCATATGTTCCTTCACAATGAAGGGCGTCCCACACGGTGGCCCCCAATGCGCCAAAAACGACATCCGGCGAATGGACGCACTATCCGCGACTTTTGTGTCATACGCACCCACGGGTTTGAAGGGAGCGGAGGCGGAGCCGCCATCGCCATCCACATAGGCGTGTTTACAAATCGTCCGCGAATTCGGCGCCGTCTTCCCTAAATAATTGTCATAATGGTCCGCGAGAACGCGTTTGACAACGTCGGCATCCAGCCTCCCGCGATACTTCTCCGCCAGTTTCTCCAATTGGACCCGGCGGTTCCCGATACTGGACGTGATGTCACGGAACCCGTCACCCCCCGCACCGTCAATCATCCCCGCGCCCGTCGCGTTCGTCGCTGCCTTGGATGACAACGCACCCGAGCATTCTATATTCCGAATTCTCTCGTCATAGGTTGAATTGAACCCCGCGAAGAACCCGTCACGTGTCGTTTCTACATTCACGTAGTTCAGGCCGAGTTCAACACGCATAATCCGCGGTCCGCCGCGACCACCTCCCGCGCGCGTGTCCCCAAACATCCACGAACACGCATAATCCCCCGAGTTCCGTTTCTGTAATCTCTCGGCATATTCTTCTAAAGTCTTCCCGTATTGCATACATTCGCGAATGCGGCAGCAAATAGGGTCGCGCAGTCTAAAGGCATTGAATCCGCGGATGGTCGTCTCGCTCCCCACGATTCCCGCGCTCGTGACGAAGAAGTCGGTCATACTCCATACACCACCAGGAACACACTGCATCACCATCGCACACCCGTCCCCCGCCTCCGGCTCAATCCTAAGGAGGACATTACAGAATTGTGCGTCCAGGAAATTGCTAAAGGAAGAGTGTCCGCATACAATCCCGCCGTCTTTCGTCCACTCCGGGCCGACGGCCATTATCAGCGAACACCGGTCCTTGAATTCGTCCAAGCGCGCGGCACGGGCGGAAAGTGCGGCGGGGTTAGCGGCGATGGCGTGTTCGTCGCGGATGACGTCCGCGTATTTCCCGCGGTATTTCGGCGTGTCAATATACCGCAACATGTGTGCGTAGAAGTAGGGGAGCGACATATAGACATTGATGAGGATGACCTGGCAAACGCGAAGACCGCCCCCCGCCGCAATCCCCTCCATCTCTCGGAATATTTTCGGGAAGCGGCGCCTAATGATGCCCTTGTAAAAGTCGTCGCAGAGGCCGTAGAAGAATTCAATATCACGGCCGTATCCTTGCCGGAAGAGGAAATCGTATGTGGAGAACATCCGTGTGAACATTTCGGGGTCGGAGGCGAGGATTTGCTTTCCGTGGGAAACACCGCGCTCATAGGGGGCGCCGCGAATCGTCACGCGAATCCAGCCATCGTCGGTGGCGGCGGTGGCGGTGGCGGCGGCGGTGGCGGCGGATTTCTTTTCGTGCGCTCTTCGTCGGACTGTCGTTCGTACCATCGGGCTCACTGTCGTTCGCACTGTCGGGCTCACTGTCGTTCGCACTGTCGGGCTCACTGTCGTTCGCACTGTCGTTCGCAGTCTTTTTTTACGAGTATGTCTTGTCATTTTGTATTTTCAGTGTATCTTCGTTATACTATACGCATAAATAGATATAAAGATTTTGAAATGTTATGTATAAAGAGATGAGTTTTTCCAATTCAAACGCACACACCGCCGCCGGGGGAGCCGCAGCCGCCGTAGCGTCAGACTCCTACGGCTCCGCCTCCGCTTCCGGCAATGTTCTCGTAATCAAAACTGTCCAAATCGCCCCTATGCGAACACTGATGTGCGCGCTAAAGGAAATCCTTATAGAGACGAATATTACGTTTCAGAAGGATGGGATTCGCATCATCAATATGGATAAGTCGCACACTATGTTGGCACATATGTTTCTGGAAGCCGTGAATTTTGAACTCTATGAATGCGCGCTTGATAAAATCATTATCGGCGTGAATATGTTTCACTTGTTTAAGCTCATTAATTCTATTGACAATGATGATACACTCACTATTTATATTGAGAAGAATGACTATAATGATGGCGTGGTTTCGTATCTGGGTCTGAAGTTTGAGAATGGCGACATTAAGCAGTGTAAGACGCAGAAACTCCGGCTTATTGAGCCCGACCCCGAGGACTTGGTGGAGCCCCAGGTTGCGTTTTCTAGCGTAATTAACCTCCCATCGTGCGATTTCCAGAAGATTATTCGCGACCTCTCGTGTATTTCGGAGAAACTGGAGATTAAATCGGTTGGGAATGAACTGATATTCAGGTGCTCGGGACAGTTTGCGACGGCGGAGGTGCGGCGCGTGGAGTCGGACGGGAGTATGGAGTTTCTTCATAAAAAGGATGCCGGGAAGATTATTCAGGGGGAGTTCTCGCTAAAAAACCTCGGATATTTCATCAAGTGTACGAACTTGTGTAATCAGATTGAGATGTATTTGGATAATGATATGCCGCTGGTTGTCAAGTATTATGTTGCGTCGCTGGGGACGATTAAATTGTGCTTGTCGCCGCTGCCGAGTTCATAACCCGCTCCCCCGCTCCCCCTCTCCATCGCTCCGCCCGCTGCGCGGCTCTGCGATTCCGTTCCTCCGCTGCTTCGCCGCTCTAATCGGCATCATAATAATAATAATAAAAATAATAAGGCTGTCAAGTAGCATTATTATTTGTAATCCATACACCACCCAGTAACCTCCAATCTTGAGCGGCGAAGCAGCGGAGGAGTGAATCGCGGCGGAACGAAGTGACGGAGCGATAACACGGGGGAGCGGGAGCGAGAACACGGGGGAGCGAGTTATTATTTGTAATCCATACACCACCCAGTCACCTCCAATATTGAGCGGCGTCAGCGCGAGTGGATGAGAAGTGGAGGGTTGGTCCACGAACGTGGACCGACACGCAACGACTCATACACGAGTTTAGTACTCCGGCGTATGTTTCTTAAACAAACACCCATGTGCCGTAATTCCCTCCAGTTCGCGGATAATACCCGCATTCTGGAAATTACAGTTCGCCATCCAGATTTTTATAATACAGAAATTCTTCTTCGGTGAAATGGTGATTCCATTCACGATTGGAACCACATTCATATTGGTTGAAATCGTCTCACCAACCGTGACATACGACAATTGCTTCCACGCACTAGGAACCTCCTTATTCGCGACCTTATACGAGAAGCAACCGCCATTTCGGTTTTGCGCGTCTTCCCACATTGGGACAATTCCCGACCGCATCAGAAACAACATACAGTTCACAACGAGTTTGGGTGGGAGAACTTCAAATGTTGCGATGGCTTGTTCTGCCGTATCAAAGTCGTATATTTTCTTATAACTTGAAGCGGCCCAATTTGTATCGTGGGGAAGATGCGCCCAAAGAGTCCAACGATGCGACAATTTGTGAAACGGCGTCGTCAGTTCACCGGTTTCAATATCGTTGATGGATGGCGTTGATGTCATTGTATGAAGAATTTCCGTAAATGATGTGGATGGGATAATACACACCGTATATTATACTATCAATTTTTTTTTATACTCTTTATTTCGTTGAGTCAGTGGTCGCGGGACCTTCAATGATTTCAAATTCTGGGTCCTGGTCCGTTGCGGGGGTCTCGCCCGTCTCCGTCTCTGCGTCTGCGTCCGTCTCCGACTCTGTGTCTGTGTCAGACTCCGTGTCCGACTCTGCGTCCGTGTCCGTGTCTGTCTCCGACTCCGTGTCCGAGCAATCGTAATAACTGGAAAGAACACCGTCGATATCAAACACTTGATTGTCACTAGAATCAAATACAGGACATCTCAATACAGAATCCACCTTGACGATATACCTATTTCCGATAAGAATGGAGTGACTGTCATTTAATTGATACGCGACAGAATCATTATTATTATTATTATTAGTATTATTCTTATTCTTATTCATAGTTTCACTGTAGCATAATGCGACCTTGTATTTTGAAAATGGCATTCCGATATAATCGGCCACATCCGGTCGCAGACATTCATTGTATAATTTCCATTGAAGGAACTTCTTGTCAAGGAACTCATTCTTCTCAAGGAAAAAATGGTGTGGCGCCTTAAGGTTGATGGTAAATGTTTCTGCGGCGGTCTCGGTCTCGGTCGCAGTCTCGGTCGCAGTCTCGGCGCCTCCGCCAGCGCCATTTACCGATGAAGAAGAAGGAGGAGGGAGCACCACCATTAGTTCAGCTGTCTCCGCCATCTGATATGATTTCGGGAATCTGCGATAATGCGTGGTAGATAATGTATGCGTTCTTCCCGAAAAATCACCACGATGAATACGCGTATAGGGCTCATTGTCAATCTTGTGTAAAATAAAGTCATAAATGTCGTTGTGCGTCTCGGTTAGTTCAGGTTCATCGCCATTATACAGGCGCGTATACAAATCGCATTGCTTGTCAATCCATTTACACACATTGTATTTGGCTCGGTCAATGCGATACACTGTATCCATATTGGTGGTATAAAAGTAATACATTGATGATGCCGTATAAATCTCGCGTCCGTTCTTGACAACGGTATACGTGCTAAATGTATATTCACCGAATAGACGCAATACCGCATAAACGATATCGGTTAAAAACTCCTTGATATGACTGGCTGTATCAAAAATACCGGATTGAATGAAGCGCCATAGTGTCATAATGGGTTTGATGTTTCCAGTGGAAATGATAATATATAACATTGGGAAAAGTATATAGAGTGAAAAATACGCAAACATAAGTTGTGCGTCAGTCATCGTATCGGCCAATGTAGCACTCCTAGTGGGCGACTTAATAATGTTGGCGTGATGATGAATATTAGCATTAGCGTGTACAAACGACGGAACCATTTCGTGGATACTAGTGTGTATATGTATATAACCCATCAAAATCTTTTTATGTTGTTATTATGTGCGAGGTGGTGCCGGTGGTGCCTGTGGTGCGTCCTTCGGCGCCGGTTGCTGCTCCTGCTGCTGCTGCTGCTGCTGCTGCGCCTGAACGCGCACACTTGACTTGCCTGGATTGATTCCGAATACATAAAACAGAATACTGCTGATGTAAGTTAATAGGATAATCGGAATAATCACGATAAACCATACAAGTTTCGTGTATCCGTTAAGACACAAAATATTCAATATAGCTGTGAATATAAACATAATAATGAATTTCAATAGAGATGTTTCGTAGCTGCCTTGAAACAAGTCAATCGTTATTTGGACCATTGAAAAGGCTAAATAAAGAAGCGCGGGCGAACATATTTTCTCAAGCATAATGAAATGGAATGGAATGAAAAATATTATTATATATTACAAATATATTACAAATATATTGCTTATTTCTTGCTCTTGTTGAACACTGCGACACCATTTTTGAATACACCGACTTCATCGCCGACATCATCGTCTACGCACGCATAGATGATACCGTTTACAGCGTCGGTCGTGAAGTAGGTCTTTCCTTTGATTTTCACTTCTGATACTTCTATTTCGGCGTCCTCCGCTTCGGCGGCTTCCTCGGCTTCCGCCTCTTCGGCTTCCTCGGCTTCCGCCTCCGCGTCTTCGGCTTCCTCTTCTTCGGCCTCGGCTTCCTCCTCGGCGTCTTCGGCTTCCTCTTCGGCTTCCTCGGCTTCGGCATCCGCCTCCGCGTCTTCGGCTTCGGCCTCTTCCTCCGCGTCTTCGGCTTCCTCTGCTTCGGCGGCTTCGGCATCCGCCTCCGCGTCCTCTGCTTCGGCATCCGCCTCTGCTTCCTCTGCTTCTTCGGCTTCCTCTTCGGCTTCCTCTTCGACGGCTTCCTCTGCTTCGGCTTCGGCATCCGCCTCCGTGTCCTCGGCTTCCTCTGCTTCGGCCTCCGTGTCTTCGGCATCCGCCTCTTCGGCCTCGGCCTCTTCGGCCTCGGCCTCTTCGGCCTCGGCCTCTTCGGCCTCGGCCTCTTCGGCCTCTTCGGCATCCGCCTCGGACGCATTTGATATGATTATATTCTTGTGTGTACTAGATACAATACACGGCTCCGTAGCGTCTTCGTCATTTTCAGATATCGCATCCGCTTCGTGAATCTCCAGCTTAACCGATTCTTCTTCTTTACTCACATTCTGTGTATTGACCTTTGACTCAAGTGCGGTAATATACCGATTTAACTCGGCAATCGCACTTTGTAATTCAACGATTTCGTGTTCGCGTGCGGAAGTAGCAGCGGAACCTCCCGCTTGCGTCGTCGTCGCCTGCGTCGTCGTAGTAGGCTCACGGCCTTCTTCCAACTCCGAAATTCGTTCCTGTAGTCTGCGAACACACGGCAATCCCATTATCGTGTCGTGGGTCTCTTTATAAATGCTGTATTCTCCGATAACGCCAGAAAGAATCGTTGTAATATGTTTCGTCATAATCTTTGAAACATCTTCAATCATCGGGCGAATGTCAATTGTCATTCCGGATGTCGCAGACGAAGAAGAAGAGTCGTTCATTCTGACTAGAATGTTCTGTTCTGTATTCTTTATATTCTAATGTGTTTATTTCAATTTTCCACAAGGTCAAATCCTAATTTTCCACACATCCGGTGTGTAAAAAAAAGGCATATAAAGTTGCGCTGTTGTATTACTGTATTGAGTATGTCTGCGCCTGTCACATCCGCGCCGGTTCCATCCCCCGCGGTATTAGATACAATGGTGAAGGTTATTATGTCACAAACCGAAATGTCGCACGACCTTGTCGTCTCTGAATTAGAGCGCACCAATTACGACTTGAAACGTGTAATACGCGACTATATGCGTGGTGACACCAACAACAATGAAGGTATAACAAATGGTTCGGATATTGTTTCATCTATTGCTTCAGCGAACCAACTTCGGTTTTCTGAAATCCGGAATTTTATGGATAAATCGTCGGAAATGTATTATCGGCGTAAGGAAATGGAACGGATATACAACGAGGTGCTTGAGAAAAAGAAACACATGGCAGCAGCGGCGGCGGAGGCAGCACCGGCACCAGCGACAGCAGAGGCAGCACCGGCACCAGCGACAGCAGAGGCAGCACCGGCACCAGCGACATCGCGGTTATAACCGATGAACCACGCACTCTAAATTCTGAATGCCAGCGAGGTATTTTTTCGGGAGTATTTTCACACCCGCAAACTTACTCGCGTGAGAGTTCATTTTGGAAAACAATACATCGGTTTTGTATATTTTGACAGGAGGGTTCAGGTTTTGTTGAACAACATAGGTCTCATTTGTTTCTGGAACATTTTTCCAGATGAACGCGACGTGTCCATAGATATAGTCCGGTTTTCTATATTTCCAGAATAATATACTGCCGGGCCGCAAATAGTAAGACGCCTGGTGCGAATATGGATACGCAAATGTCGCTAATTCTACGGGCGTCGCGGGGTTCTTTACCATTGTAAATGCGTTGATACGTTTGAAGAAATCGGCCGCATCTACAACATCTGGGAAGGTTATGCCTTTATGGATAGAAAAGAATCGGCGTATCAATTCAACACACTGAAATTTCACGCCATATTTCGTGGGGTAGGTCCCAGTTTTGGTTTTTTTGACATATATCACAATCTTATTCGCTTCGTTCTGCTCCTCTGGCATTGTATTATATTGTATAATATAATATAATATTCTATTCTGCTCGGCTCGGCTCCGCTCGGCTCCGCTCGGCTCCGCTCGGCTCCGCTCACTCCGCTCCGCTCACTCGGCTCCTTGAACCACCATCGTCTTATACTTCTTTTTCATTTTCAAAGTATTTGTCGGAATAACCTTGCTATTCACCAAAAAGTCATTATTGTCTTCGTATAATTCCGGCAGAATATGCGTCAACGGCTTATTCACAATATGAATCATCTGTGACCCTTTCAATAGCGCGCGGTATTCTTGAATCGTCAAGTTCCCGTAATATTTATCCAGTAAATAGTTCGGGTTGGGCGCGGGTTTGAACCCTTTACTACCAGATGTTCCGTATAATAAATGAAGTAAGTGTAATCGTTCAAACTTACACGATGTATCAAGTGGCTCTTTTAATAATGCCGCAACCGCGCATTCAGGAGAACAATAACAGCCGCTTACTTGGAAAACTCCATTTACAATCATAATCGGTATATAATAAATAGGTCCATCAAAATCACATGTGTCCCAGAAACACGCGGATTTGTGATTGATTTTTGTTTGGATAGCCTCGCCATTATGAAACGAATACTTCAAACGGTTGATTTTCTTCATAATTTCCTTCTGGTTTCGTTGGTTGATCACCTGGATTGCGGATTCGGTTGCTTCTATTCTTTTAACAGGAACGGGGTTCGCGTGCGATGCCTGCGATGTATCTAGAATGACATTCGCGAGTGCGGCGCTCTTATTATTTTCAAGGTCATTAGTGATTTCGTCGTCATCGTCATCGTCATCGTGGTCGTCGTGTCCGCCACCGCCACCGCCACTGCCACCGCCACCGCCACTGCCACCACCGCCGCCGTCTATATTCTGTGTTTGATATACGTCACTAGACTGAAGATAATTTGACGTTAGCGTATACGACTCTACCTCGCTAATTGCTGGCGTATAGCCATAATTTGATATAGATTCGTTTGTTTTTAGGTCGGACAAATGACACTTCAAATGTAAAATAATATTAGGCACTTCAGACGTATCATATAGTCCACTTCCGGAATTCAGAATAAACCCCGCCTTCGGTTTGCGGCCACGTTTTTTATTGATTTGCCCTTTGTGGATTTGGTTTGGCGATACAAGGTCGGGGATATCCGTAGAATTTGCGGTTGTAATCGGATAGTGATTATGCTTTACAATATAATTGTGTTCGGTTTGCTTTAAAATAACCATATTTGGGAATGTGGGGGTACCTTCTTCAGGTTCTTCGGCGACGGGTGCGACGGGTGCGACGGGTGCTGATTTTTTACGGTCTCTGGGTTTTTTACTAGGTACAGGCACCGGCACAGGTTCAGATTCAGGCACAGGCTCAGTCTCATTCGCCACCGCAGTAGTCGTATGGACCACGCCAGATGGAAAAGAAAATGTAGGCATTACGAAGCGAAGGACGAAGAGAGTATATTCATTTATTCTATAATTATGTTTATACCCTTTCAAGGGGGTGTATATATATGAAAAAGGACTTAAAGAGAACCATATCCCTTTATATTACGCCCCCACCCCCACCGCGCTTCTTCCTACTCTCATCCTGATAACATTCGCGACACAATGGGATATAATTGGATGAACCGATGATAAATTGGTCAGTCTCGTTTGTGATGCGAAAACTGAAAACGCCTGGTGTCCCATCGCGACATAAACTACAAAGGGATTTCAGTTTGATGACCTCGTCGCTAAATGGGATGAGTTGAAGTAAATTCCCGATGGGTTTGCGGTTGAAATCGCCGTCCAATCCGCAAATATATACACGCTTATTTTCGTGTTCTACCAGGTGTTTGACCTGTTCTTCAATATCTGGAAAGAATTGGCCTTCATTGATGAGGATGGTTTCTGCGAGGGCGATTGCCTCTAAATTGTTCTGGACCGCGTCTTGAATCGTGTTTGCGAGAATACACGGAATCATCTGTTTGTCGTGCGTGGAAAGCATTGGGTCGGTCGTATACCGATTATCGGCTGCGTAATTAATAACCGCGACGGGAATATTACAGAACATACATTTCTTGTATACATCCAGTAAATAGGATGTTTTTCCCGAAAACATACAACCAAGAACCAGTTCAAGATAACCGTGGGTCGGTTTCATTGATGTGGTAGTGGTAGTCATTGAGCGTGTGTATGGATGCCTCTATTATTATGGTGATACTAGTATTTACGCAAAAAATCGCGTTCAATTATTTTCTGGGTTAGAATTCCATATTCCATTCCGCTACGCTACCGCTCGCGATTCCATTTCATTTCATTTCATTTCATTCCATTCCATTCCATTCCATTCCATTTCATTTCATTCCATATTGACATAAATATAATTCATTCTAGTATTTATCCGACAATAATGACGATGACAAACCACGCAATGCCGTGGGTAGAAAAGTATCGGCCTTCATGCTTTGATGAAATCGTATTGGACCCAATGAATCGCACTATTTTATCCAATATCCTGGAAACGAATTATTTCCCGAACCTCCTCTTTTATGGCCCCCCGGGAACCGGTAAAACAACCACCATCATCAATCTCGTCAACGCCTACCAGTCCAAACTGAATATGCGAAACCGCGGACTTATGATTCATTTAAACGCATCTGATGAGCGCGGGATTGACATTATCCGTAACCAAATCAACAGTTTTGTCAGCACAAAATCAATGTTCGGCAATGGAATCAAATTCGTTATTTTGGACGAGGTTGATTATATGACAACAAACGCACAAATTGCGTTGCGGTATCTTCTCACGAGTTATACCGATAATAATGTCCGGTTCTGCTTGATATGTAATTATGTATCGCGCATCGACGAGTCGCTTCAAACCGAATTTGTGCGTATGCGTTTCAATCAATTGCCCGAACCGGATATATTGGCGTTTCTACGTAAAATCCGCGACAACGAGGGCCTCAAACTATCGGACACGAACTTGGTGGCGATTCAGCGCCAGTTTCATTCCGATATTCGCAGTATGATTAATTATATTCAGACAAACCAAGATAATCTACACGAATTACACGTTATAACAAACACAGTATGGGACAAAATGGTGGATTTATTTCGCGACCCTGTGTGCGATATTCGCACGATTACATTATACTTCCGAGAGATTGGCGCAATGTATTATATTGACCCGCGCACGATTATAAAGCATTTCTTGTATTATATTGTGCGCTATCGTTCATCTGAAATGATGGTGACGTCTGAATTACTCAATAGCGCCGAGCATATTATTCACTTGAATAACATCAAAAATGAGTATATTATTCATTATTTTATATTGAAGTTTCGCGCATATTTTCAGGGTCTCGGCGTCGGCGGCGGCGTTCTTGTTGCCTCGCAGCCACCCGCCATAAAAAAGCGGATAATCAAAGTAAAGAAACAAAGTATTTGATAACGTATATTCTGTATAAATTGAAATGAATTGTTTCTATTTATGTGAATGAAATAGGAGAACTGTAGTTATAATGTCAAAAATCGCCAACTCCCTCCCCGGGCCCGAAATTGATGCGGAATGGATGAAATTTATGTCTCGTATTACGCGCCAGCAAAATTGCGATACTGTAGACGCGGAAAATGATAGCGGCGATGATGACGACGATGACGACAATGGTTGCGGCGGTGGCGGCGGAGGCGGAGGCGCTACTGCTACGTCGTGCCCCGCAATTCATATACATAAAAGTATCACGGGTTCCGACACCCCCGCAGTAAAACTGCGAAAGTCGTGTATTTCAAAAAAATCACAGCGAAGAACATATTCGTTTATAGACATAGACACACCGACGACTACCGAGACTACCGAGACTACCGAGACTACCGATACCGCCGCCGCCCCCGTCGCGGATGCGGTAATGAATCCCGTCATCGGTGTTCGTTCCCATTTCACGCCGATTTATATTTCCACCAAGACGAAGATTGCCTACTTAAACCGAGCCGTTAATATCTACGATATCTTTTGGAAAATACCTGTCCAGCATTATTATACTCGGCGGGAGGGTGTCCTCAAAAAACAAATCAAATTTCAGACAACCGACCCCGCCGTAGTTGCGTCTATCAAGGAAAAACTAGAACAACAGCCACGGTGTTATGAAGAGTTTGTTATAGAGCATATTGACAATCCAACGGGTCGTATCCCATATAAAGACCAGCGTAAGGTGAGTATCGGTCTATGTAATAAAGACCTCAATGGCGGGAAACACAAAAAGAAGCGCGCATTCTTCAACTGTTTTGTGGTTATTCTCCGTATTAATGGCGGTATTGCGCCACCGGATGAACGTGCGCCAGAAGACGATATCTTGTATAAGGAAATGCACGTCAAAGTGTTTAATACCGGGAAATTGGAAATTCCGGGCATTCAAGAAGACAAGACACTCATCCAAGTATTACAGCTTCTTGTGGACGTGCTGCGCCCCTTTTTAGGCGAAGACCTGGATTACTTGAGAAACCGATGCGAAACTGCGCTCATCAACTCCAACTTCAATTGCGGATATTATATTGACCGCGACAAACTGTTTCACCTTCTCAAATACAAATATCGGATGAACTGTAACTACGACTCGTGTTCGTATCCGGGTATTCAGAGCAAGTTTTACTATATTCCGGACAAAACCTCCGCCGAACAAAACGGGCAACAACCCGTCTCTATGGATATGCCGTATTACGAAGTATCGTTTATGATATTCAGAACAGGGAGCATATTGATTGTAGGGAAATGTAATGAGGTCATACTTAACGTGATTTATAGGTTTATTTGCTTGATATTGGAGAACGAGTATCCGGTTATACAAATGGGGATTATCCCATCCAAAGAAGATGATGTGCCGACGAGGGTGCGAAACACTAGAAAAAAGAAGACTAATATAACAAATATTCGGTTCTACGACGAAACTGAATGAAATGAAATGAAATGAAATGAAATGAAATGAAATGAAATGAAATGAAATGAAATGAAATGACGGACCGGAACGGAATGATTTAGGCGTTTCGTTCGTTCGTAAAGAATATAAAGATTTAAAAATTGAGTATTCTATATACGATACTTTTTAATATTATGTCATCCGCTCAAACTGGAGGTGGCGCAGTAGTTGCGTCATCGTCGTCATCATCTGCTGGCGGAGATAGCGCAGCACAGCAACAGATTAGCCGCGTTCCAACTTATGCGTGCTTTCAACACGCAACCAAGGTAGCTATTTTAGAGGACAAGCCGATTGTTTTGGATTATTGGACCAGCTCATTGGATAAATCGTGCCTCATCGGCGTTCGCTCCAACAACGAGAAGCTTCTTGTAAAGAGCGAGGATGAGTACACAAGTCCTATCGCAAAGATTTTCAAGGTGGATACCGAGTATATCATTGTCACCGCGAATTCAATCTATATTGTCGCCGCGGATATTAGCACGAGGCGGATTAATTAACGTGGGTGGGGTTGCGCCCCCAAACGACGCGGTGCTAGTGGCGGAGCGATGGGCGGAGCGAAATAATTCTTATAATCGGTTCAATATTATAAGAATACCGGAAGTATATAACGGCTACATAAAGAGAATCAAGGTTCACCCACCCCGTCGCGCGAAAAGAACTTAAAGAGAATCAAGGTTCACTCAACCCCGCCCACGCGAAAAGAACTTAAAGAGAATCACGCCAATGTCATCCTCCATCATCTATTTAAGCGATTGTACCCCCTTATACACCACATTAGGTGCTCCTAGCCGCATTACCGAAGTTTTATTTTATCCATTAAACAGTTCCATCCGTCTTGAATGGTCGCCCCCACCGAATTCAGAAAATGTTATCGTTGATTCCTATCTGGTTCGGTATAAATTGTCCGGCGCACCTCTCACCCAGACCCTCGCCGAATTGCCGACATTTTTCCCCACCCTTATCGTTACGGGTCTTTCCAATGGAAGTTTATACGATTTTTGGGTTGTCGCAAAGAACCGGTTCGGTGAAAGTCCGCATTCTCCGACCGTAACAGTAGCACCTGGCGCACCACCATCCGCACTCCAACTTGTGCGCCGGGCGTATCATTCTACTACTGTTGGGGATGGGATTACGACACAGGATCCTCAACGGGTCGGATTAGAATTCACGCCGCCTCTTCTTCAAAATGGCGTATCACCTATTGTGTTTATGACAAAATACACGCGTATCAGCGGAGGCGCTGCGGCCGATATATCCTATGTTATTGTGGATAGTGTCCAAAATAGTCAGATTATGAGAGACGCAAGCAATAGTCTCGCCATCAAAACCGCCGGTGTCAGGGGCAATTATATACGAAAGGACATCGTGATACCTACTACCGACGGCGGGTTTATAAGCGGGCTGTATCGTTTTCAAGTATTCACGACCAATATATACGGTATTTCACCCACGCCCGATCTATCATTTGCCGTTCAGTTATATTCTATTACGGATTCGGTCGGCCCGCCCGTGGTTCCTCGTTTCACAGCACCATCATTTGCGTCATATAGTATTCCCGCGGATGCGGGCGCCGTCGCCGTCGACACAAGCGATTCATCTATTCGGTTTCGGTGGAAACAATATCGCGGCACTGACGGAACTGGAAGCACCGGGGCGGCCGCGTATACCGGCTGGTCGTATCGTATTCAATACACCGACGATAAGGATTACTGGTATTATCCACCGGTGGTGGGGGGTGGTGCGCCAAATACCGCGAAATTTCCGGAATATACCATCGCATACGACCAGGTGAGTCCTGGCGCGGGGACGGCGGATTTTGAATATTCCATTGATATCAGTCGTAATGTCGTGAATGGTCGTCGGTATTATGTTCGTTATTGCGTCGTAAATGCGGCCGGTGATACGAGCGAATACACGCAAATAACTAATACAAATCTCACATTGGCTTCGGGTGTTCCAGGAAAGTTGCCGCCACCGCCGCCTATCTTCCGCGCATCATCGGACGACCGTATCGTTCGTCTCTATTTTAATTGGTTGGAATCAGGAGTGTCTCCTAGTTTAGATGAAACCGGCGGTTTGCCAATTTTGGATTATCGTATTGAGAGATTCATCGTTACACGTATCGGCGGGGTTTTCACTATATCACCTACAGCCAATGCCATATTTACAAATGTAGTAGGCCCATTTTACGAAGACCAAAATGATATTGAAACCAATGGTATAGAATATTATTATCGTATATATTCGCGAAACGCATTTGGAACTTCAATCTTATATAACAGTGTATCCGCAATTCCTTCAAGTCGGTCGGATATCGTTCGGAATGTTAGATCCGCCGTTGATAGCGGACAGATAACACTTGAGTGGGATCCGCCCACTGAATTAGAAGAGGAAACGCCCATCGTCCAATATTATATTGAATATCGGCTCTATGACATTTTTTCAATTCCGGCAATTCCACCCGATAACATCGTTGGCCTATTTTCTGGAACGAACACTGTTTTAAATACCATCCAGGATATGAATTCTATTTTAGTTAATGACACATTATGGAATAGTCTCACTACGACGGTTGTTGAGAAATTCACAAACTCTGCGAACTTGTCATATACCATTTCTGACCTTATTAATAATCGGCCATATGTATTTCGCGTTGCTGCGGTTACCCAGGACCGTTCACGGCGTAAAATTATCGGATTACTAAATGTTATCGGAGATGACAGTCCATATTTATCCCGACCAACTATTATCGGCAAGGTTCCATTGAGGCTGACAAATGTGGAATATATTAATGGAGACGGAACTATAACAATAAAATGGGGGAATTCCGATATCCTCAATACAGAAGGGATTATACGCTATATCGTGGACTATCGCATCGCTTTGTCCGGTTCAGCTTATTCACGACAGACATTTGAATATGCGAATAGCGTCGCATTTAATGACGGGACCGGTGCTGTTTCGTTTATAATTACGGTATCGGGGTTAACTAATAATATTCTATCAAATCCCGATACGAGTACGCACAGCTATGATATGACGATTTATGCTGAAAATTCGGTAGGTTATACAAATACAGATGATAGGGTAAACTTACACGAGGATTTGCCGTTTTTTGATGTTTATGAAGGGCTTCTGTTACCACGTGTTGTTCGTCCAAGAGCAGTTCCTGGAATAATTGTTGAACGTCGGTAAGCGTCGGCGTAAGCGGCGGCGGTTTATTATGTTCATTATGTATAGATATGGCTACCATAACACCGGTCCTTACAAATTTCGTTGTCGCGCCTCGTGTCTATGGAACCGCGCCGTTTGATTTGACGATTCCGGTGTCAACAAATACAAATCCCGCAGCAACATTTACATTTACAAGCAGTAATGTCGCAGTAGCAGACATATCCGGGATAACTGTTACTATTGTAAGTGCCGGGCAAACCGTGATAACCGCGAGACAAGCCGCGACAACCGGATATTCGTTGGCGACGATTACAGCGAATTTCACCGTAAATATTGCCACTCCCACCATATCCGGTTTCACGATTGCGCCCAAATCATTTGGCGACATATCATTTGGATTAACAGACCCGTTGTCCAATAGTGCCGGTGTATTTTCATTCCGAAGTTTAACAACAGATATCATAACGGTGTCGGGGCGGGTCGCCACAATAAAACGTGTTGGACGCGCACAAATTGAAGCAATACAGTTTCCTGCTACAAATTATGCGAGAGGAAGCGCCGTAGCGGAATTTGAGGTTCTCACGAGTATCGTTCGTGTCGGAGTTCAGAATCAGATTGATTTATCGTGGAATATTCCGATTGAAAATGGCGCAACCATTAAGAATTATTTCTTTTATGTTGAAGAGCGCGCTACTAGTGTTGTGCCGGTTCCCGCCGTGTCTACGGTGGTTAGTAGTATTGCCCCAGTCACCGCTGGGTCGTATTATTCTTACGCATTACCGCTTCCATATTCTGCGCAAATATTGGCATCGGGTGGTAGTCCAACAGGTATTGATGTAAATTCAACTACACAGTTTTTGATTAATACCTCACTTTTATTTACGAATAAAAACTACATCGACCTCGGTTATTATGGTGAAATAGAAATTGGTTGGGAATATCATAACGACAGACCTATTGCGGAACTTAACCCCGAGTTGGTTGCGTCTACAACGATGACGATATCATTATGGAAGGAATCAAGTGCGACCCCAGGTGATGGTCGTGTCAATTTATTATTAAATAACGCCCGTGTTTACGATTCAGTGTCAAATTGTCTCGGACCTAGACCGCAAAACAATGCCAAGACCATCACCGACATTTTTAACATAGAATTTGATGATACCGCCATTAGAGGTTTGAAATACCTGAAACCTACAGATATTATATCCGGCTCCGTTCAATTATCTAGTGTATCGTATTCGCCCGCTGATGCGCCGGCGTCCACCCGCGAATATAGTATTATTGTCAAGAGTATTCGCATCGTGCCCTTTCGTTTTCCGATTACGAGAGATTTTACATCCATTGGGTTTGGGTTGGGGAGTTCGGCGGTCGGGGCGGGATTCGTTGTTTCGTCCGCGAATGCGAGCGCGCCACTCGCTGCGAAGGGAATATTGTATCATATGCCGAAAATGACGAGGCCGCTTTCCGACTTTAAACAGGCGACGTGGTCGTTTTCGTGGAATTACGCTGCGAATCTCGCCCGTCTGGCGACGGATATATCGTATTTGCCGATAAGCGGGGGAAACATTACAAACTTGAATATTCCGTTTACGATGAGGGTTCGCGGATATTCGCGTCCTTATGCGCGAGTCTTGGCCGCAATCACCGTTGAAGAGTATAACACAACCAATGTTTCTAACTTTTTGGTAGGCGTAGATGACGCACGATATAATACGCGAATACTCTTTGATGTTTCGTTGAATTATAATGCGACATATTCGCAGATTACAGGCGCAGGGACAACCACGGCGGTATTTGATATCTCCGGTGCGGCCGGGTTTCAGGATACGTCACATACCCAATTCGTATTTCTGTTTCAGTTGACAATAACCGACCCAAGTTATAATGCGTATTTTCGGTCGCTTGCCGCCGATGCCGATGCCGCAGACGTCGACGTCGACGCCGACGCATTTCAGGTGAAAATGTTGTCGCAAACACTCACACCTCGCCAAGAATACCGGTTCGAAGGCCCAGACCCGACACTCGCATCGTCTAATTCATTGACTAGTATGACCAACACATTATACGATATAAATAACCCTTATACGAATATTCCCCCGTTTTATCGGTTTTACAGTTTGACAAACGGGTCATTTTATTCATTCAAAATATCGTCAAATAATATTGTGGGAACGACCACATTTTCCGATTTATTCACGCGTCGCTGTGGGTCGGTTCCAAATCAGATTGTGAATACTGTGAATAGTGCGGGTGCTGACACACTTGCGATTGAATCCGAAAATACATCAAATCAGGTTAATATTTACTGGGTTAAACCGGAGTATAGTGGGTATGAAATCCAGTATTTCGTCATTCAAATGAATATTGATGTTGCTGGGAGGTGGCTGAATATTTTGGATTATACACCCGATATTTCACATAATACCATAACATTTGACACGTTTCAAGATACAATTATTACCGTTATGACTCAATCAAGGACTGAATACGATAAAACCATCAACAGTTACATATATAAAACGAGCGGGCTTGCGACGGCATTTACGCAACAGACGGGTATTCCGGTTGGAGTGTCGGGGGCACTTATCAATGGATACAAGTATTATTTTCGTCTAGCAAGCGTGAATGAACTCGGGTATTCCGCTTTTTCAACGGTGTTATCTGGCATTCCATTTGCCAGGCCAAGTAACTCACCCATTACATTTATCGGTAATCAGGTTGTGGGCAATCAGTTGGTTTATCTTACATGGAAAATCCCAAATGATGATGCTGGTTCCCCCATCTTGAACTATATTATTGATTACGAAGATGTTGCCACAAATGCCGACGGTAATAAATCGTATTCAAACAAACGGCGATATAAATTAGATATTGATGAACCGATGGAGAATAAACGCCCGTCATATCCGTTTGACGACTTTCGCACTGTATATAGGGGGTACAAACGATTCGCATTGTTGTCCGAGGATGAACAGACGGCAATTGCGAAATTGCGCGCAGAACTGACGAGGTATATCATACCGCCAACCCCCATAACAATTAATGATTCTGACTATAATTTGAGTCCGTCTTTGGTGGAAAACCGAAATGTGCGACTCTCGTATCTTTCACAGTCGTTCACTTTTATTAGTTCGGAGTTAACCCAGAATGTCTTTGATATTTCCAATATCCAATTGAAGTGGTATTACTTTAATGACCCAATCGGCGCGGTTTGGAATGATGATGTAACGACGGTATCATTTCGGATGTCAATGCGCGGACATTTGAAGGCAGTGGCTGGGAGCGCAGCACAGGATATCAGTAATATATTTTTTATTTCAGGCGATACGGCCACCGGTGGTGTAACATATACAGTATCCCGCCCGAAATTATCTGAATTCGGAACATATAAATACATTGATTATACAAACGGAAATATTATCGCGGGGGGAGGCGCCGCGATTCCCAAAATATTCATTCCGACACTTCCGTCGGTGGATGCGTCCAATAACTCCCAGCGGTATAGACTACAAATTGACTACCAAATAACGTATATTTCGCCTGGGGCCAACCGGTTCATATTGTATTCTGGGCCGATTATTATTAATGGAACGGCACCAGTTCGGACAGGCCCGGGAATAAATACGCGATTTACATTAAAATTACAGAACAAGACAAATTCGCCTATTGAAAATAGAGAATACCGTTTCACGGTTACACCGTTTAATATCAATGACTATTTTCCGGACAATACTACGCCAACAAAACGTTCACAGGTTACGTTGACTATCGGGATAACTAATTCAGAACCAATCGCGGATATGAGTTACACGCTTATTTCTACAAGTCTAGGCGGAAAGGTGCGTCTTCAATGGCGGTATTCATCCCCCTCGGATTATTATATCAATATTGAAGTTCCAAAAAAATATCAGAATTCAAATTTTCCGCAAGAATATCCAATGTTATCAGATGGTGAAATAACGCGTTCTATATTGGTGTCTAATTTAACACCGATAGGCACAGGCAATATTGTTTCATTTACAATACCCTCCGATAACCCGGCGGATAATGCCCAGTTGTATTTGAAATCTGGGCGCCAATATACGATATCAGTCTCCCCGGTCCGAATCGTTGAGGTAGATAATGCGCCCAAATCTTTGGTTGCGGAATCACGGAATATGACGCCGGATGATGTATATATTGTGCCATTTCGGGTTCCATTGCGACCATTGCTGCTTACCGCACAAGGCAATCCGGGGGCGGTCATGTTAAAATGGAAACTACCAAACATTGCGGAAGACCCCAATTTTTATATATCTGGTTGGGACCCAACGTATTATCGTTATCGTTATTACACACTTGAACGTCGCGATATATCCGCGAACTCGTCTCCGGACGCACCTTGGACGGTAGTTGCCCCAGAACTAGAAATTCCTGCGCCAGAAAATGGGGGAGTTTTCGGGTATGAAACGGCATATACAGTATCTGGGCTTATAAATGAGATCAATCAACAAATTCGTGTTCGCTTGATGATTATCAATGATTATAATGGCGCGCGCACGTTTTCGGAATGGACGCATATGTCTGTCATTAATAACGTGGCGGTTCCTGAAAGCTCCGGAAATATAATATATCCCTCGGTGTATCCGTATAAGCCTAGTGCGCCGGTCTTACAATTTGCTGACCGGACAGCCACAACGCTTGGAACATTGAATGGACTTAGTATAAACTTTATATATCCGACTTATAATGGAAATGCGGATTATTATGAATGTGAGGTGTCCTATACACCCGTCGGTAGTTTTGGCGGAGAATGGCGTAACATATTCAGCGTAAGTGATGGAATCGCAAATATTGCGGATAACACGGCAATATTGGTGGATAGTAAATTACGGACTTTGAGTGCGGTAGGCGGTGTGTCACCAGGGTCGCAGCAAATAACGGTGGTATGTAAATCAACGGTATTGTCATATGGAATCCGCATTCGCGTGATTGGACGCAAAACCGGACTCACTGAACCATATCCATATGTATTGTATTCAGATTATTCGGTGCCGGACTATATTGAAATTTAAGGCGCGCGCAGCGGTGGCGGCTGGCGGCATTATAGCCCGAGATTCAGCGCGCCGATTTGTTCCATCGTAAGCGTGTCTGGAAATTCCACATTGAATTTGATTTTAAGGGACCCGGTTTCTCCGTTCTTTTCCAATCCCAAACCAGGTATTGTTTTTATACTACCCGGTTTAATTATATTCCCTGGTTTATTTGCGAGTTTGAAAATCCGGCCATTTAGATGGCTTATTTCAAAGTCAAACCCGCAAAGCGCCGATTTAAGTGATATCGTCTTTTCAATTGTGAGGTCGTTATTTTCTACTTTAAATACTGGGTGTTGAAGGACATTGATTACAATCCGGACATCGCCTTTCATTCCAGCTTCATTCATATGCCCACAATCATTTAAGATAATAGTATCGCCTCCTTGGACACCCTTCGGGAGTTGTGCGTGGATGGTTTCGCGTTCAATCTTGATGATGTCGTTGTCTGGAACCTGGCGGTCTATTTCAAGTGGAATAGAGCATCCGTTATAGCATTGTTCAAGTGTCAGTGATACAGTTTTGATGATGGATTCGGGAACCTGGAATACGCGAACGTGGGGTTGCTGCTGCTGGTGCTGCTGGTGCTGCTGCGGACGACCATTATGGAACGACTGAAATACGACTCTTGGGCCTGGGCCTGGGCCTGCGCCGTGGTTTCCCCCTCCACCGAACAACATATGAAGCAACTCTTCGGGGAGTCCGGGTGGGAATCCGGGTGGGACGCCGCCACCGCCACCGCCACCGCCGCCGCCACCGAAATGGAACATATTAGGGTGGATGCCGCCACCGCCACCGCCACCCCCTTTGCGCATCATATCATAGGTTCGCCGTTTATTGGCGTCAGATAGGGCCGCATACGCATTATTCAACTCCTGGAACATTTGCTTGCTTTCGTCTGTATTGCCATTTTTGTCTGGATGATGAAGCATTGACATACGGCGATATGCCTTCTTAATTTCATCATCGCTGGATTTCTCGTCAACTCCGAGTATTTTGTAATAGTCCTTGTCTTTATCAATGTCATTTGTATTCGTGAAGGGAAACTCGTGTTCGCCGAAATTGCCGCCGGTTTCAAAGAAGATATTCGGCCCGGGGCCTGCGCCGTGTCCTGGACCAAACGGAAAGTTGAAGAACATCCTGTGGTTTGACGGTATTATGTTATTTAAACCGAATATTTTATATACTTTATTACGACGCAGCCAATGAATACGAATACTTCACCCGATATTCCATTTATCGCAAAATATCAGCCACTTAAAATTCACGAGTTTGAACAATTAGACGAAAACACTATCACCATTATTCGCAGCTTGATTGAAATGGATAATCTCAACATAATGTTCTATGGCGACTCTGGGTCAGGCAAAACATCCATTATTAACGCGACGATTCGCGAATATTATAAGAAGTCAAGTAGCGCCGCGATACAAGATAATATTATGGTGTTGAACAGTTTGAAGGAACAGGGGATTCAGTATTACCGCAATGATGTCAAGGTGTTTTGTCAGACAATGACGATGATTCCGAACCGGAAGAAAATCGTGCTCTTGGACGATATTGACTTGATAACCGAACAAGGACAACAAGTATTTCGTAATTGTATTGATAAATACAGCCACAATGTCCATTTCATTTCATCATGCACGAATATTCAGAAGGTTGTGGATACATTTCAGACACGCAATATTATCATCAAAATCAACCAATTGAACCAGGGATGCCTAAATAAAATAATGTGGAAAATCAAGAATAACGAGAACCTGATGATAATGAAGGATGCGGAGGGGTTTTTGCTTCAAGTATCTAATGGGTCTGTGCGGACATTGATTAATTATTTGGAGAAAATCAAACTCATCGGGCGTGAGATTACATATGATATTGCGAATAAAATATGTACAAATATCAGTTTTCACCGGTTTGAAGAATATACACGGGCAGTCTTACGATGCGGCGGGACGGACCACACTGGACTTCGTGCCGCTACTGATATATTATTTCAATTAAATGATGAGGGATATTCGGTTCTTGACATTTTGGATAATTATTTCTTGTTTGTGAAACTCACGCCGCTGTTTGATGAAGACATGAAGTATCGTATTACGTCGCTTATTTGTAAATATATTACAATATTCCATAACATACACGAGCACGATATTGAATTGGCGTTGTTCACGAATAATCTCGTGGGGTTGCGTGGGGTGGCGCCTGGGGTTGCGCCTGGGGTTGCGCCCCCAAACGGCGCGGTGCTATAACCCGGGTGAAATTATAACAGGATTGTAGTAATAATGTAGACAACATATTGTTTACATTATTTGATTGGTATTGCGTGGGGTGGCGCCCCCAAACGACGCAGGGCGATAACCAGGGTGAAATTATAACAAGATTGTAGTAATAATGTAGACAACATATTGTTTACATTATTTGACGGGTCTGGCGCAGGTTATCGCACCGCGCCGTTTGGGGGCGCAACCCCACGCACCGCGCCGTTTGGGGGCGCACCCCCAGGCGCACTACACGTCGCTTTCAATAGTAGATACTTCCCTATCAGTGTATGCGACTCGAGCACCTGCGACGGTGAGAGGCGTGCGAACCACTGGAACTTGCTGCGTTTCAGTATATCCTGCTCTGGAATATAAATACCCGCCGCTGTGGGCGAGAGGGGGACATCCTGGTCCGCCAGTAGCTCTTCAATCAATACCGGTTTATTCGTGGTGGTTTTGGCGCCCAGCTCTTCCGCCGGAATCAAGCTCATCGCCGTCGGGGTAGCCGCCTGTTTTGACAACCACCACCGCGTGGTCTCCCCCGTAAAGTCCATATCTTGTGTCTGGTCGTGGCTATTCAAGTTCATCAAATAGTCCATATATTCCTTCATAACCGGGTCAAATTTACGGCAGCCCATCATCTTAGTAGACGGCGAGTATTGTTTTTCGGCGGCGAGAGATGAGACGGTGCGGAGTTCACCCATAATGACATTGGCCTTTCCAAGGTGCGTGTCGTATAAGGAACGCAAGTCGTGGAAGCATATAAATGCGCTTGGAATAAGAAACCCGCCGTAAATATGAAGAACGGTGGCGAGTGCGAGGTCGCGCATATGTGTGCGAAGGGGGCGCGGGAGGTGCTCTACCTTGGTGCGCCACTCCGGGATAATCTTGATAAATGCGTCGTCGTCGATGAGGCAGACATTGAAGCTCTCGCCGCAGTGTTCAATAATATTCCGGATGGTGAGGTATTGGTAGGGTTGATTCAGGTTGTCGCTGGTTCTTGCGCCGAAACTCTCCCACGACCGCGCATTCTTATCAAACTCAATATGGACCCAGAGGATTGGTTTGCTGTTTTTGGTGAGGCTGCTGTCGTTCAGGAGATACTTTTGAATAAGCTCGCCGTCGTTATATTGTTCTTGGATATCAATTGTTTTCTTATATTTGTTATAAATGAAACCAATCAACATAATAAGGAGATAAGCAATCGCCAGTTTTGCGACTTTGTTTTCAAGCATTGGCGTGAGTGCGTTATGTATGTTATGTATGTTATGTATGTTATGTATGTTATGTATGGTATGTTATGTATGCTATATATGTTATATAATAGAAAAAATATATGTTATTTTTACTATATACTAATTATTGAATACTATTTATGTTTGCGGGTTCTTTTCTTTTTGTTTGGTTTTTTACGTTTGGTTCGTAGTTTTCGTCTTCCGGCACGTTGTTGAGTGATAACTTCTTTTGTTAACTTGGTGTTATATGATATGTTGCCTTTTAAGTGATTAACAATCATATGTAAATATTTGCCACGTGCTTTGTCTTCTTCGCTACATGGTGGTTCTTGTTGACGGATTGAAGTAAATATTCTAGTAACATATGATTGGACGGTTTCGTCAGGTGAAGCAGGAGGAAACGTATTTCGCATGTCCTGTGTTAAATATGTGGCAATAAGCGACGCTATAAACGCGCTGTTTGCCTTCATATCGTATTCGTGGCTTCTTGAGAAATAACCAAGTTTATTATACCACGACATTCCTGTCGTTAAAATTTTAAAATGGGCCAAATCAATTTCGTTGCCACAAATATTTATGTTAGATTCGTCATCTAATGTGATATGTGTTATTCCGAGTTGTTTGGCGAATGTTTCAACTTTTGATAGTAGTGCGGTCCCGGTTCCGTCATCACCTGTAACACTACATTTTAATACGCTATTCAGTTGAATAATGCCTTGTGGCACTCTAATTGTGAAATTTACGCAAATAACATCCTTTTCGGTTTTATTGGTTATTATTACGCTTACTATCCCAGTTCCCTCACCATTGATGCCGACGCTGAATATTTTTGGTGGAAATAATAATTGTAACTTTTCTGGTATACTCATAGTTATATATTTATTCATATAATTAGTTCTCCAGTCGGAACATATCCGAATACAGTTTCTTATGGATATCCCGAGAGATTTCGTCCTGTTTGGCTAAAATGAATGCCCGGCGTGTATCCTCTTCTTCCTGTCGCATCTTGGTCTGCTCGTAAATACGTTCCTGTTCTTGTTTGCTCGTTTGTTTGTATAAGTCCCGGCGGGATTGGTCTCTAAATGTCTGTAGTTCGTTTATGGAATTGAATCGTTTGGTGTTATAATAATCCTCCTCTGTCACGGGGATGACCGTCTCCGTATGCGCCTTCTTCAAGTCTTCATATCGCAGATTACCGAATATCCCGCTAGAATACTCTTGGGGACGTTCTCTCGTGAGGTCGTATCCTCCTCCGCCCGCGTCGCCGCCGCCGCCGGCGTATTCCAGTTCTTGACGCTCTACAAGCGCATACTTGTTTCGCAGCGCTTGCTTCCGCTTGTTAAGTCGTGCGACTTTATCCGCCCAGGACCCGCCGTCGTCGTCTTCTGCGGTAGCACTCGCGTCGTCCGCATCGCCGTCATTCCCCCGGAACCACGCTTCATACCCTGTCTCAGCCTCGTCGTCTTTCAATCGGTATTGGTCAAACTTTTCATTAAACCACTTGTTAAATTCGCTTACCTTCGCAGTGCCGCCGCCGCCCCCGGTCATCATTTCATCCAGGCGGCGTTTCATTCTCTCGTGTGTATCTCTCGCATACTCATCGTCGGCATCGGCGCGGTGTCCTTCTGTGCGCATCAGGCGATTGTAATCCACCACTGATTTGCCGGCGGCAGCATTTCCTGCCGAGTCTACCGAGAGATACGGGTCACGAAGTGTATCCTTTCCGACACACCGCAATGACGGGATGGCGGCGGTATTATTGCGCGGCGTTCTCTCGGCGTGTTGCGTATAATGCTCGTTGGTGGCGGGGTGGCGGATGGTGTATATCTGATGAACGATGCGATAGGCCTTCGTGAAGAAGAGGAAATACTCTTTCGGGAGCTGGCATTTATCCGGGTGTGTCTTGAGGACGGCGAGTTTTGCGCGCTTCAAATCGGCTTCATTGAATAAGGTTGGAAGATTGAATAACGAGAGAATATCCGGCAGATTGTAGTTGTCTATGTTTAAGTCGAGAGATTCCATCGCGGTATATTCCTATATGTAATGTTCTCATTTTATGTTATTTACTGTGACACATGGCGCGTCAATAACATAAAATTCGTTCGTTCGCTCGTTCGCTCGTTCGTTCACTCGCTCACTCACTCGCTCACTCACTCTAGACCTTCGCGCACCTATCAAAGAATGCGACAATATCAGGCGGATTTGCGCCAGTCACGGAATCATTTGGGATATACTCCGTATTCCCTGACTTATAAAATAGAAATACCGGAATTCCGTTCACCATCCGGTTCTTCTTCATAAATGCGTAAAAATCCAGTGAGTTGTCTATATTGACTTCGTAGCACTCGACGGGGCGTTCCAAGCGCAGCTTGATATTGTCGGCTTGCTCCATTGCGAGGACTTTGATGGTCTTACAAGGGCGGCACCAATCTGCGGTGAGTTTCAGGATGGTGTGCTTATTTTGCTTAGAATTGAATTCAAGGAGACCCTTAAATGTTTCGCGGGTGAGCTCGACGGGGGTGAGAGACATTGCTTCTTAATTACAGATATAATAATCTCTAGAAAAGAAATGGTCTGAAAATACGCGCATTGGGTGATTGAGCGTAGAATACTGCTCGTAATTCGCTTATGAATAATACCTCTAGGTATATTACAATCAATGTCATCCTATGCCAGGTATACCCTGCTTATTTTAGTAGTGTTTTTGTGTATTATAATATTCGCATTCATTGGCATTTATGTCTTCCTGTTTTACTTCAAAAGAACAATCGACGAATACAATATATGTTTCAATGATTATAACTACCATACTAAAATGTGTATTGCCAAATATGGTGATTGTAAAATATCAAATGCGTATTTGATATTCACACCTATTAGCCCTTTTCATATATATGTAGCTAGTATGATATCCTTCACCAATTGTAGACCTATCATTGACCGGGTAAAGCATGTGAATGTTTTGGTCGAACTTACGATGGATAATAATAATAATACAAAAAAATTCATAGTAATAGATAAAACCAGTTATATTGATATTTTAACCGATTTTCGGATGGACGATACATGCGAAATTTATAATATTACAATAACCGGTGGTGAACACACATTGAATAGTATACTGAATAAAACACGTCGCCGCATCGGAGACTCAAAATTCTTCAATTGGCATCTGTATAAAAATAATTGTCAGTATTTTATTCAGCATTTGGTGCGAACATTAAATCTTCAAGGGTGTAAACCCCGTATGTATAACTTTACAAGTAGGAAACACGGCAAGAAATATTATAATAAGATGTTTCACAGTAATTATTCGGTCAACGCTTATTATAGTATTATGTTTTTATACAACTTCTTTCAAAAATACATCAACAATGTCCAACAACACGTTGTTTCCAACCTGCGCGGGTTTGTAAATCATCCCGCGGTCATATGATACGCCTTGTCAATCCGTCCATCTCGCAGAACTGACGCATCCTTTTCGTGAATCTCGTCGCGTGAGACATTAGATGTCAGAATCAATATTAAATTTGGATAAAATCCCAAGTCCGTGACTTTATCCAACATTGAATTCCAGTCCGATTTATCCATCATTGGAATCGGAATATAAAGGTGCGGTTTTACATTGCCTTGGATGACATTCATGATGAGTTTGTCGCACTCTTCCAATACCAGCACCAGTTGCTTATCATCATCAATTGTGCTGTATACTTTGGATAGGTTGTCGCCTGGGTCGGTCGGTTTCCACGTGTCGCAATAATATGCGCCGATTTGCTTGGCTAGAAGGAGTGTGAGTAGCGACTTACCTGTGCCTGGTTCCCCGTATATGAAAAATGTGCCGCTCCGCGATGACTTCTTATTTATGATGGAAATAATATCGTCTATAATCTCTCGTTGGTAGTCGCGCGGCTCCTTCTTCAGGAACTTGGATGCGTCATATTTACGGTCGGCGTATTCCCACCACCACGGGTTCCCGCGCCGTTCGCGAATGTTTATGATTTTCTTTTCGGTCGTCACGGGTGATGACGACGACGACGAGGACGACGAGGACGACGAGGACGAGGACGTCGTCGACGATGTTACACGCTCATATACTGCGCGCCGGATAATGAGATACATCGTGTGCCCTTGGTTGTGCTGACTTTCATTAGAGTAAATATAACCTATATACCACCTCCCATAAAAAAAGCCGTATGGCTTCCCATTTTGATAGAATACAGAACGTCGGATGTTTAACTTACTGACGAGTTGGTTACATTCCGTTTGGTCGGTGATTTTATACCCTTGGATTTTGAAGAAGTGTGCGAGAATCATCGGGAATGTATACAGGATTGGTATGGCGGTCAGCAGCGACATTGCGATGATGTCGTAGATTCTCATTACTGTGTGGATTATAGGATTATAGGATAATGGAATATAATGGAATGTGTTTATTTTGATTTGGGTGGTGGCCGGCTGATGGAATTATTGGAAAGTCCGGTGCTTGGCCGAAAATATTTGGTTGGAAAGTCCGGTGCTTGGCCGAAAATATTTGGTTGGAAAGTCCGGTGCTTGGCCGAAAATATTCGGTTGGAAATTAGAAAAAGTCTGGAAAATATTTGGTTTGAAATTAGAAAAATATGGGATATCTCTGGGATTATAAACTTTGGGGATTGGGATGAGTTGGTAGGCCTTCGGCCATTCGCCCACCTGTATCTTTTTGCGACATTTTATAGCATTCGCATTGATTATGGTGTCGGTGTTTACGACAATTCATATTCCCAGTGTCAGGTTATACCGTTTCTGACGGACATTTTATAAATGTCCTTTGGGCCTATAGCGCTGGAGACTTTTACAAAAACACGCAAAAATACGCTTGTGACTGATATGCTCTAAATTGTGTTTTTTGATTAAAAAAGTTGTGACTGACATTTTCATTCGCCGTCTCGGATGGACCAGATGGACCCGGTCGACCGGATGGACATTTATAACGAATGATAACCGATATTATCATTCGTTATCATTTGTGTCGTAAAAACCACACACTGATTATCGTAAGCAATTTTAGTTCAGACTAGACACGCTTACACCATACAAATAAACCTTACGATATCAATGCGAATGTAATGCGACAGTTTGTAAATGATTATACGGTTTATGCTTGTAATTTAGAAAATAACATATAAATATAATATATATGTTATTTTCATATCGAAGATGTTATACTATTGTAATGCATGTATTATATGCACACCAAACCTCTCCGATTATAATAAACATATTCAAACTAAAAAACACATAAAAAAAACAACAACAAATACAGTCTCGTCTATATACGATAGTAACGAATGTAATGTTAATTTGAATATTAGTGATATCCAGTTTAATATTGCGAATGACCGAAACGTAAAAAAAAACTTTAACAAAGACCAACGATGTAAATATTGTGGTGTATGTTACTCTTATTCGTCCGGTTTATCTCGGCATATGAACGATTGTAAAGGCCGCGTGACAGTTGAAGATAATAATACGAGTTCTACTGCGACAGTAGAAAATATCAAGATAACTGATATGAGTAGTGTTATCAATAAACTCTTTGAAGAGAATGCCGAGTTCAAGAAATTGATAATAGACTCAATGAAATCTAACCAAGATACAACCAATAAAGTGTTAGAATTATGTAAATCCAATTCGGCCTCCGTCACAAATAATATTTACAATCATCAAGGTGATAATAATCACTTTAGTATCAATGTTTTTCTTAATGAGCAATGTAAAGATGCGATGAATATGACCGATTTCGTTAATTCAATTGAAGTAACCAACGACGACATGGAGTACGTTGGAGAGCGTGGATATGTAGAAGGAATATCTAGTATATTTATAGATAATCTCAAAAATACCGAAATTAATAAACGACCAATTCATTGTAGTGACCGCAAGCGCCATATTCTTTATGTAAAGGAATCAGATAAATGGGAGCGCGATGAAGTAAATAGCGATGTATTAAAAAAGGCAGTTCTCGTAGTCGAGCAAAAGAATATTAAAAAGGTTAACGAGTGGGCGAATGAACATCCAGAATGCTATAACAGTTATAACCGCGCAAATGATATCTATTTGAAATTGTCAAAAGGTGCAACTGACGGGAGTGAAGAGAAAATATTGACGATTGTAAAAAATATCGCGAAGGAAACGGTAATAAACAAGGGTGCGATGATGTAGGTAATTTTACTTAAACAGGATTTAACGTATATATTATAACAGTAGACCATAAATAATCCAATGAATATAATGAAACAAATCAATACAAATTATATATATTTGTTACACGAACGAGAGTTTATCAGAACGTCCGAAGATATATATAAGGTCGGAATGTCGCGACAATCCAACCTGGAAAGGTTTCATAATTATCCAAAAGGGTCTATATTACTGTTTCAAATGGAATGTATCGATTGTAAATTCATTGAATCAATCGTTCTTCAAGTATTTAAAGACCAATTTTATAAATGTTTGTTTTATGGAAACGAGTATTTTCAAGGCAATAAAAAAAGGATGATAGATATCATACATTTAATTATAACGTATGAAAGTCAAATACGAGAACGTACAACAGATAGAAGTAAATTTATTGAAGATATTTTGAAAGAACGAGAAAATATGAATATGTTACAGTGCGGAACACCCATAGCGTCGCCGCCAAATACTAAATTTTCTTGTAAAAAGTGCGACTTTCACACTAACAAAATCGGTAACTATAATGATCATTTGCGTACGAAGAAGCACAAGATTATATCATTTATCATTCCAGCAGAATGTCCGTCGGTGACGCCACCCGCCGTTTCGGACCCAGTGCCATCAAATACAGAAGAAACGAACGAACCATCGTTGTTTAGAAAAACATACAATTGTAAAACGTGTAATAAACCATATTTTTCAAAGAAGGGTGTATGGCAGCATTCTAAAACCTGTAAACCATTACCGGAGCCCACCCCAAAACCAGAATCATTAGATAAAACAACAATAGAAGTAATGGTCGCAACGATGATGGAAATGTATAAAACAAATCAGGCTCAAATCTTATAGTTATTCACTGCGGTTTTAACAAATGTTAGAAACGTTTACCAAAATCAATGCGACTCCCGTGATAAATAATATATATAATTAAACCCAAGGTAACCAATAAAAATAAAAACCCCCTTATAATAAAATGAAACAAACAGTTGATTTTATTATAATCGGTTCCGGTATCGCCGGGCTATACGCGGCATATCAAATCAAGCGCATCTCACACCCCCCCCCACTCGTCACCTCCTTTTCAATTCAGCGTATATGTCCTCTAGTATGATATATATCATCGTCCCAAACACTGGCAAAAGAGTAAGATACTCAATCATTTTTTATTATACTTCCGATATAATAAAAATTATACACACTCCGCTTCCGCTTCCGCTTCCGCCACCGCCATTCAACCCACCACCCCCGACACCGCCCGCTCCAATTCCGCAATCCGGATATGTGGCAACTCGGTATGCGCCTCCCAGAAATACTTACAATACGACCACTTAAAGTCCAGCTTATCGCAGTAATAATGCGAGTAAGTCCGCTTCAGCTTATCCGCCAATACAGGAGGCAACAACCCGTGCCCTGACATCGGCAGGACATAGCACAATTGGACGAGGTCGCGCACAGGATTCTTGACGGGTGTGCCCTCCGGAAACAACGCGGTATCCATATGCGGCATATAACGCATCAAATCCACCAAAAGCGGCGCGTAGGGGTATTTATAGGTCCATCGCCAATCCACGCAACCTGTTGAATAATACCGCATCGTCCATTCTAAACCCTCAATATAATTCACACAAATCATCTGAAGCCGGTCTACGCCACGACCCTCGCCGCTGCGATTCTTTGCGTAAATGTCAACCCCAAATAATGCGTCGTAATAACGATACTCCCAATTCTCGCGAAACGGGTCAATATACCGCTCCACTGCGCGCTCCTGCATCGGGATACACATAAACTCCGTCAACGAATGACACCGCTCAATATTCCCCACCATTTGGACGACTCGGTCGCACGCAATTTTCGTGAGTTCGCGAATATCTACTGCTGCGACAATGGGTTGTGGCATACCACATGTTGCCACAGCCGCTGCGCTATGGCCCAGACCCCCCGCCGCCGCCGCCGCCATTTTAGCGCCACCGCCCCCGCCACCGCCGAATCGCTGCTTCCCCTGTCGGTCACGCGTCTTATGCTCGTTCATAAACCGGTTATGCTCTGTTTCCGCCAATAAGGCGATAAATGCGCGCATCGTCTTCCATACAATTGTTGGACGGCCGCCCTTTCTTTCCACCAGATACTCCTTACTTTCACGGAACATATTCGCATAAGTCTGAAGTAGCACGGTCATTCCATTTGTGCGTAAATTCAATGAGGGGAAGTGCGGCATAAAATCATTGCCCAGCATAAACGCCATTACAATATAATCATCAATTGCCGCAATGACCTCGGGAGTGATACGTGGTTTCGTCGTCGCTCCCGATGCCGCCGATGCCGCCGATGCCGATGCCGCCGCCTTTGCCTCGGTTTTCGCATCAGAGATATACGCACCGCCACCGCCACCGCCACGCACCACCGCCGCCGTTGTCTCGCGCATTACCGCCTCCAACGAACACGCGAATTCCGGAATATCTAGATAATACTGATCGGTACTAGAAAGCGTGCTATCCAGCGACTGGATGAACTCGGGAGTATCGCGATACAGGTAAATCTTATCCGACACGTGAAGATGGTTCAAACAAAGCATAATCAGATCTGCATCCAGGCCGTAGATTAGTGTCGTTGTGTCCTTGTGATACCTAGCATTATCGCGAATATATTCAAATATTTTATGCTCGCCCTCCCCGGGAATATCGCTACCGGAGTAAATATACTCTACCGTGGCCCCAATGACGCGCGCCTTCTCCGCACAATAATCGTTCATTTGGGTATTCAATTTCGTCATAAATGCGGTTCCAGGTGTGATGGCGGACGTATTCCAGGCCTTATGGGCGGTATTTATTACAACAGGAGGAGATAGAGCCGGCGGTTCCAACAACGCATTCTTCTGCGTAATTGTCTTCTCCACCACTGAAGTAAACCAAGACTTATACCTTCTCTCGCGCTGCTGATTTAATTTAGCAACTGGGGCCACACCATCAAAGGCAATGAATACCTTGTCCGATGGCTGGAATATCGCGAGATACTCGTTGAGTTTTTCACACACGGTCTGAATCAATCGTGCTTCGTATTCATTGTCGGACATTCCGCGGTTAGAACCCACCACACGCACCGCGTCATAGATGAGACCATTTGTATCCAAATACAGATTATGAATCCGAGGCAACCCAATCAACTTTTTAATAACATTTTTATGCTGCTTGACAATATTGGAGAAATAACTTGGAATACCCATTTCGCAGACGTATACGAGACTACCGCTATAGATACATTATCTATTGTCATACGTTTATATATCAATTTTACTGCGAGATATCCAATTGAATACCGCGGATATTATAATACCGCGGATATATAACAAACAATGACACTTCAACTCACATTTTCCAATGTTATCCAACTATTCAGTATATTCGCGCCCCTATTTTTAGGAACGTTCCTTGTGCTTGTCTCTGTATTCAACCAGAACATAAAGGGGATGATATATCTAGGTGGCGTCCTTATCGCGTCGGTTATTAATTATATGGTGAGTATGGTGATTGGCAGTGAACCCCTGGAAAATGAAGGCACCATATGTAATATCGTTGAATTCCCCCTAATTCCCTCTCGGTATAATGTCCCCAATTACAACAGTATGTTTATCGGGTTTACGCTGATGTATCTCCTGCTCCCGATGTTAAGCAATAACCAAATCAACTTCTGGATTGTCGGGACAATTGTCAGTATATTCGCGGTGGATGCTTATGTGAAACTCATGTATTTCTGTACGGTTCCGCGCGGTATTACAATTGGCGGTGTCGTCGGCGCATCTCTCGGCGCAATCTGGTATTTCTTGCTGAAATTCAACAACTTTGAAAGTTTACTGTTTTTCAATGACTTGACGAGCAACAATGTGGTGTGTAATCGCCCGAAGAACCAGACATTTAAATGCTCGGTGTATAAGAACGGGCAGGTGATACAGGACCTCTAATTGTTTTATCAAATCTCCACTCCGCTCCACGCCGCTAGGCGGCATTTCGCGGTCGTTGCGATTTGATAAAACGGTATTGTGAACATATACATTATAATGTCTTCATAATGTATATACACTACACTACATGGTTTCCAAAACGCGGAAAGCCCCCACCGCGAGCGCGACCTTATTCAAACGCGGCACCACCAAAACAGGCAATGACGGAAATAAGTGGGCGATTGTCGCTGATACACGCGGCGTCCAACGATGGCAGAAAATAAACGCAACAACACGTAAAAACCGGTCGTTGAAACAACGCAGACACAAATCCGCGCGATTACTAGCGATGGAAGCCGACCCAGATACTGTGTGGGGTAAGAATAAACCTCTCGAAAAGCTCTGGCACGACCTGGCATCTGGGAGAAAGGTCGTCGTAATATACGAGAAACCGAGTAGCTCGCATAAAATAGTTACGATGCCCACCTCACCCGCAGCAAATAAAAAACAATATATTGAGTTTGATGATGACCCGAATATTGTCGCAGTTCTTTCATCAAATCAGTCCCAAGACGCGTATGAAGTTCATTTGTATCCAAAAGCCAAAGACTTTACGGTAGATTATGTTATAAAAAATTATAAGAAATTCTTCAAAGGGTGGGGCGTGGAGGACGAGCTGGAGTATATGAAAAAGGTTATGGTTCCGAGCTAATATAGGTGGGTCTAATTATAGAACTTACTGTAATTACGCACCATCCACGCGGAAAAATCGGAAAGCAACAACTTTTTGTGAAACCCGTTTGTAAACATTTTCAGGTTGCCGCCATTGGAACGCTCGCCGTATATCTGAAAAAAATATTGGACGACATCCGATGTCTTCGCATGTTTATATTTTTCATTGGCCTGTTCGTATGTAAAAGGCGGTTTTTGTTTACGCGCATTGACGACATTATGAAAATCCACTAGAAAATAATGGAGCTGATCTTTTGACGTTATTTGCGCCAATAATCGCGCGTTTTTCGCCATATATTCGGTGGCGTGTTGCGTACATTCCGGACACGGTAAATTAGCGCAAATACGCTGGATATACTGAATAAGGTCGGCCTTTATTTCCGCGAAATCGCCTGGAACAGCCTTATATGCTAATGTGTGGAATAAATACCAGACACAAGGGCCCCATACACTTTTGGAGACCATTAGTGTTTGATTAGTGTTTGATTAACGTATTGTAATGACTATAAATGGCGCGAAATCATATAATTATATCAATATAAAAAAAGGACGATGTTATATTCATAGAACGGAAGCGATAGATATATATATTATATATTATGAATCATACAGGAATTGAATATGAAGTAGAGGGTGGAATTGATTTTTTCAATCAGTTGAAACAGATGACCACGCCGGGAATGGCGTCACCGGCGGCGAATAACACGGCCACAGCCACAGCTGCCACCGCCGCGGCACCGCGATGCCTCATCACCGACGAACCACTACGCCGAGACCACATTACATTACAATGCGGTCATAAATTTAATTATGTTCCTCTATTCAAGGAGGTATTGTTTCAGAAATGCTCTCTGTTGCCTAAAAATCTCTCGTCAAATATTATTACCACGTATACGACAAGCAATGCTTCCGCGTCGTCATCTGCGCTAATTCCAACGAATCAGACCCAATCTCATAAACCGGGTGTTCATTCTGTGATGTATAATAGCTCCTATAATTTAGAAACGACCAAACTTCAATATAATGAAATCAAATGTCCGTATTGTCGTTCAATTACCCCCAATATTCTTCCATACTATCCATATCCCGATGTGTCTAAAGTTAAGTATGTCAATATTCCGCCCAATTTATCACTCCCGTGCGTATCGTGTGAATATGAACTATCGTCGGGTGATAATACGGTTTTCGCGACAAATGAAACCGCTTCTTCGTGTCGCTCGCCGTGTATTTATAATGAAAAATACGGGTTGATGTTATGTAATAAGCATTTGAATAAATTGGAGACGTGTAAACCGGCGGCGACCCGAAAAAGAAAGCGTGTGTCCGACCCCAATGATGAGAACGTTATTATTTCGCATCATAATCCGGCAACGTCTGTATGTTCGTTTGTATTATTGTCGGGTCCACGTAAAGGCTGTCCGTGTGAAAAACCGATGTGGATACCGAAGACACCGCCGTCATCGGTGGTGGAGGAGGGACTACCTGCGTATTGTAAAGCGCATTATGGGAAGGGGTGTGCGCCTGGGGTTCCGCCTGGGGTTCCGCCCCCAAACGGCGGGAACTACGTTCTATAGACGGGGGTAGCGCCCCCCAACGGCGCAGCTACGCTCTAATAGACCAGTAGGGGGGGGGTGAACCCCCCAAGAGGCGGTATACTGTTCGGCTTTCGCCGTAAATATTGACCGACGGTATGAATTGACGGCGACATCGCTCGGTCGGACTACAGTGCTGTCGTTTGGGGGTGAAACCCCCTATTGGTCTATTAGAGCGTAGCTGCGCCGTTGGGGGGCGCTACCCCCGTCTATAGAGCGTAGCTGCGACGCTTCGCTCGCATCGTTCGGCGAAAGCCGAACAGTATACCGCCGTTTGGGGGCGGAACCCCAGGCGGAACCCCAGGCGGAACCCCACTACATCCGCATAAAAACATTATTCGCGCGCGAATTTCCCGGAACCGGCTGAAGCGGGCATAATGACGACGACGGCGGGCTTGATTTCTGTAATTTCGCGCGCCTCACCGAAATAGAAGATGAACCAACGCCAGCACCCGCTGTATATGACGCATTTTTATTATTGTTATGGACATCGCCCATCAATGTCAACCGAACACGTTTCAGCATTATTAGTAGTATATAATACCGCGGTAAAATAATACCGGGGTATTATTTATTTATTCGGCCACAGTATTAAACGGCGAGTAGTTTAAGACTACTCTAGTTTATTATATAATTGAATATAGTTTAGTTTCCGCCCCTTATTTACCGTACAAGACGCAATCACAAACTGTTTCATTTCATCTGTAATCGTTATATCCAGCCACAACTGTGAAGACATACTAAATGTAATTGACATACGCGAACCATCAATGCTATTTGTTTCCCATCCGGTTATTGAACCCTTGTTTTTTCCGTGTTTTCCAACCTTGGGCGACCATATATACGCGGACGGATTGAATTGCGGGTAATCGCTCGGAATCAGCCACCAATCATACTTAATCTCGGTCGCCTTTTCGTCGCGAGCAATGATAGAGTAGAGGTCAAAGTTTTTCCTGCGGTCAATTTCTGCGATAATATCCGTAATAGACCCGGGTGTCTTATCAGAACACACTCCGGTCAGCCGATATGAACTTACTTTGAATGACTTATTATCAGGCTCATACTGGGTAGATTTGTTTGAGAAAGCGCCGAGAGAACACGATATATCCGCGCCAGATTTATGAGAACCGTTGCTCTGCGAGCTTACAACAACCCCAGATTCAGCGAGGACATCGGAGTTTATATTTTCCCACGGGGTCTCCTTGATTGGGTCGTCGTTGATGTAATGATATCCGGTGACGCACCTTGTAAAATTATCGGACAGGGTCATACGACATTCTGGTGATAGAGAATAAATTGGGCTTGTTGCGGACATTGTATTCGCGTTATTGATATCAATAAATCCATAACGACGTTTCAATTTTTACATTATACAAGCGTATTAGTTATTATACAAGCGTATTATACAAGCGTATAATAAGGACCGAAGGACCGAAAGACCGAAGGACTGAAGGACCGAATATGAACTTCATCAAGCGCTATCTCCCCGACACACTATCGCGACGGGATAAAACCCTACAGCGCAGCGAACTCCGCAAATCGCGAAAACTCTACAAACGCCATAAATATTATACCCGCCGTAAAAACATCCGCACATTTACATCCAAGCCTTCGGGACATGTCGCACGCGCGAAACAACTCTACGGTGTGGACTATATCAGACCGACGAGAGAATTATCAAAGCGAACGGGATGCTCCGTAAAAGGATTGAGGCAGATTGTGCGAAAAGGCGAAGGCGCCTACTATTCATCGGGGTCGCGGCCCAATCAAACCCCGCAATCGTGGGGGAATGCGCGCCTCGCAAGCACCATCACCGGCGGGAATGCGTCTGCCGTGGATTTTCACATCCTTGATAAAGAATGCGACCATAATAAGCCCGCGTATCGTTTAGCGCAAAAACCGCGAAAATAATCGCGTATTATAATATCACTATCATTTATACTCATATTATACCGCAATGACCGAGCAACAATATCCTCTTCCAGTTCAAGTTCAGGTTCCAGCTGTATCACCGATGTCAATTACAGAGGACTCTTCGCCACTGACATCGGATGCTACGACCGCACTGGCACTTAAACCGACCCCCAATATAACCAAAGACCAACTGAAGGAATATCTGCGCCAATGGGTTCGTGTTGAAAATGAAATCGGGACACTATCTGCTGAAATCAAAAAACGAAAACTGATTCATCAGCAATTATCGGCGTCTCTTTTAAGTGTTATGCGACAGAACGAGATTGACTGCTTTGACTTGGCGAATGGCCGTATCGTGTATTCCAAGACAAAAATCAAGGCACCCCTTAACAACGGGCAAATCAAGTCTGCGCTTACGACATATTATAAGGATGATGCTGATAAAGCGGCAAGTCTTACCGAGTTTTTATTGTCTTCACGTGTAGAAAAGACCCGCGAATCTATCAAAATGAAAATTCCGAAAAACAAATAAATAGTTATGTTATACTCTATATAACGCAGACACGGACACATATGTTTTATATTGGTGGTGCTAGTAAAAAAAAAGCAGTAAGAGAGATATTGGCAGTGAAGAAGATAAAAGATGACGACAGTGACACAGAACGTGACGGAGACCGAGAAAGGTCCAGGTCCCGGTCCAGATCCCGGTCCAGATCCCGGTCCAGGTCCCGAATAAGCAACGCATCAGGTGATATCATAAGCGACTACACGGATACGGATACCGACGCCGACACAGACGATTATTCCGTGTCCGGTATAGCCAACAATGACAATGACAATGACAACGACAATGACGAGACTGAAACTAACCCTGATACCAATGACTATTTAACCACACGAGGCAATATAAATACGGACGACCATAGCTACCATTATTCATTTATCAAAGAAGAATTAGATTATGATATTGAAGAATTCGCGGACCAACATCCAGATATAAAAGAATACAGTGTTGTAATTTATCAAATCAATACATCCAACAAAACCCCCTTTTTAGAGTTCTTATTTTATTATGATAAAACGGATAAAAAACAGTGCCGTCTTCCATATTTCCACCACAAAGCGAAACAGAACATACGCAAGGAATCCGATGGTATTATGAATAAATTATTTACTAGCAAATATAGGTTTAAGGGTTTTTTTCACGATGACGCAACCAATAATTGTTTCATATTTTATGAAAAATACTACGACGTATCCGCATCACTGAAACGCAGACAACACGCGTTGATAACGCTACAAAAGTCGCATAATTGGTTTTGGGTATGTACCACCGAAATCATCTACCAACGAAAATATATGAATATACCGCTGGATAATGACGCGATTGATTTCTTCCTAGCCTATCCAACTGTGGGTATATTACAAGCGACACTGCCGAGAGAAGACAGTCGCACAAGCAGCGGCAGCGGCAGCGGCAGCGGCGGTGGCGGCAACCACCGATTCCATACCGTTCACATAGAAGCACCGACTATATTATATTATGGGTCAACCTTTTGTTATGCGAAAAATACGGCACTATATGGACTAAAACGCGAACCGATTATTGCGCGGTATGGACCCTTTTATTATTTTACCACACTAGAACAGTCGTTTTTTTGGGCGTGCTATAATACGACGAACAACCAGAGTAAGACCGTCCACAAGCGCGAAACGGGCAACGGCGGTATTGCGCGCTATGCGGTATTTACAAAACGAATGAAGACGGCATTTATTGACGATGAATATGACCAAGAAATTGTTAGAAAATATACTGACCGAAAGAATATGTTTGAAACCAAAATTAACGAATACCGCCAAAACCAAGAGATATATCAGGCGGGGGTATACGATAGCATCTATAGTTACGACTATACATGGACCGAGTCATATGACACAATATATAACGGATATTATAATGTCAATAAAATACTGCGCCCCATATGGTGTGTTTGCGACCACAATAATTTTCAACTGTTGTCGTATTATGAGGTAGAATCAGATAAGGTTCCGGCCCATTACGACGACAAATACACCGGGTATACGATTATATAGATATATAACAAATACAATATATATATTACGTAGTTGTTATATAAAATGGGGCTCTTTGACAACAAGTTGTATAATTTCATTATGCTTTTATTTGTAAGTGGCATCATCGTCCAGATAATGAAATTCTTTGATATTGAATTCGTGTTTTATATTAGTTATTTGTTATGGTTTATAGCCATTGGAATCTTTGTTATCGTTCTTCCTAGGAGTCAAAGTTCGATTATTTAGAGAATAAATTGTCGTATGTATACATATACATATACATATACATATACATATACATATACATATAATGGCCGAGGTGATAACATATAATACGAATCTAGAACAGCTACTTAAAGAGAACTCGGAGGAATGCGAGTCTCTATCAATTCTTCATCGTATGTCATATGAGAAATACAACAAACTGTCTAATTATATCAATATTCCAGTTATTATTTTGAGTAGCGCGATTGGTTTTATTACAGGTATTGATTTACAATATGACCAGATGAATATTATATTGGGTGTAGGAAGTGTTTTTGTCGGTATTATTAAATCGGTAGATACATACTTTCAATTGGCAAAACGCGCAGAATCGCACCGAATCTGCTCTTTACAGTTTTCGCAAATATCAAAAAAACTACAGATTGAATTAACCCTTCACCGGAGACAACGCGCAACAGCTGAAAATATGATGAATATCGTCAAAACCGATATAAAGAATATGCAGGATATCGCTCCACTCATTGACGATGACATCATCAAACTCTATAATGGGAAATATCGTCGTTACAAGAGGGTGAAGAAACCTAATTTCGTAAACGGACTCACCGAAGTCAAAGTAAACCCTTATAATAATGAGCGCGAGTATGAATTCGCAAGTAGACAAGGAAGTCGCGAAGCAAGCCCGAATAATGATTTACGAGATGACGCACCCCTACCACAATCGTCGTTGTCACATCCGCCCGATGATGATGACCAAAGTGTTGAACCTAGACAGCATATAGATAATCATATTTCAATAGACCAAACCAACACCATCCCTGCGGATAATACGCAGATGCTGCAACTGCTTACCCAGCTCCAGGCACAGTCCCAGGCACAGTCCCAGGCACATGCTCAGTCCCAGGCACACTCGCACTCGCACACACCGGCGGCTGCGGCGGCGACGGGTTCACAGAACCGACCCCCGAGTATATCAAATATACCACCATCACCTGCGGTGAGTATTCGCAGCGCGTCTTCAATACATCTAGGTCAAATACAGACCGACGATAGCGGGACGCAAAGCATAAATATCTGAAGTATCCGGAATTTATTTTATTATACGTGTTATAATAAAATGCGCTACCTAAAACTCGTAAAAGTAAACCGAAGGCGAGGAGATAGGTCTGTGGGAAGAGGAGACGGGAAGAATAGAAGTGGAGTGAGAAGAGAATAATAGAAGTGAAAAAATTGAAAGTAAAGAGTGAAAATGAAAGAGAGAGAAGGATGTTGTTAAGTAGAAAGCGAGAGGAGATAAAGGAGAGGATGGAGGGAGGGATAAGGGTGTTGCGAAGTGGAGGACGTAAGGTGGAGGTGGAGGAAGTGTTAGAGAAGGAGGAAGAGGAGAAAGGGAGTAAAAAGGTAGGGAAATAGAGAGGGTGATAGACAGGAGAATAGCGAGGAAAAAAGAGAGGGAAAAAAGGTGGTAAAAAAGAGAGGGTGAAAGCCGGGGGAATAGCGAGGGGAATAGAGAGTAAAAAAGAGAGTAAAAAAGAGAGTAGGGTTAAATTTTTGATGTAAAAGAAAGATACCGGAAGTTGGACTCGAACCAACGACCTCAGGATTATGAGTCCTGCGCGCTCCCACTGCGCCATTCCGGTGAAAGTGTTGTGCTATGTTTAACGTCACTTAGCTATGACGGAGTGCTTCTGAAAGCAAACGAATTGAAATATACCGGTGATACGTTTCGATCGTATGTCTCGTGGTTTGTCAGCCACGCGCGTTTCCTCTCCGCCACACCGGTGAAGCGTTGCTGCGTTTAACGTCCAGCTAGACGTATACCGGAAACAGGTTTTGATCCTGTGACCTCAGGGTTATGAGCCCTGCGCGCTGCCACTGCGCCATTCCGGTGAAGCGTTGCTTGCTGCGTTTAACGTCCAGCTAGACGTATACCGGAAACAGGTTTTGATCCTGTGACCTCAGGATTATGAGTCCTGCGCGCTCCCACTGCGCCATTCCGGTGGTGAATAAAGAGAGAAATAGAAAAAGAGAATCAATTTAATGGAAAAAAGGAGAGAAAAGAAGAATCATAAAGAAAGTGTAAAAATAAGAAAATATGAGCGATGTAAGGGTATGTTACTGATTTCCGTCCACCGATAGAATAAGCGCAGGATAAGAGGTAAGGATAATAATGTCCTGATAGATAAAATGAAGAAAGAGAATATCCCCGCCGTAAGAATGGACCGTAGGTAAGAATAGAAGCACGCACCCAGTAGCGGGCGCTCCTACCTCCGTAGGAGGACGGCGGAAGTTATACACGCTCGCTGCGCTCGCTTTCCCAGTCGCTATGCGAGAGAATATATATATTAAAATACTAATACCATAATACCAAGACAAATCTCTCGGAGTTCATAATTCAAAGAGATAAAAATGACCGGGGCATCCCCGCCGTAAGAATGGACCGTAGGTAAGAATGGAGGGCGGATGTATACACGCTCGCTGCGCTCGCTTTCCCAGTCGCTGTGTGAGAGAATATATATATATTCAAATACTAATATCATAACACCATAATATCATAATACCATAATATCATAACACCACAACACCACAACACCATAATACCATAATACCATAACACCAAGACAAATCTCTCGGAGTTCATAATTCAAAGCGATAAAAAAGGACCGGGGCATCCCCGCCGTAAGAATGGACCGTAGGTAAGAATGGAGGGCGGATGTATACACGCTCGCTGCGCTCGCTTCCTCCAGTCGCTGTGTGAGAGAATATATATATATTCAAATACTAATACCATAATATCATAACACCATAATATCATAATACCATAACACCATAATACCATAATACCAAGACAAATCTCTCGGAGTTCATAATTCAAAGAGATAAAAAAGGACCGGGCATCTCCGCCGTAAGAATGGACCGTAGGTAAGAATAGACGGCGGATGTTATAAACGCTCGCTGCGCTCGCTTCCTCCAGTCGCTGTGTGAGAGAATATATATATTAAAATACTAATATAGTAACACCATAACACCATAACACCATAACACCATAACACCATAACACCAAGACAAATCTCTCGGAGTATCAGAATTCAAAGAGATAAAAAAGGACCGGGGCATCCCCGCCGTAAGAATGGACCGTAGGTAAGAATAGACGGGGAAGTTATAAACGCTCGCTGCGCTCGCTTCCTCCAGTCGCTATGCGAGAGAATATATATATTCAAATACTAATACAGTAATACCATAACATCATAACACCATACTACCGTAATACCACAACATCATAATACCACAACATCATAATACCACAACATCATAATACCACAACATCATAATACCACAACATCATAATACCACAACATCATAATACCATAATACCAAGACAAATCTCTCGGAGTATCAGAATTCAAAGAGATAAAAAATGACCGGGTCATCCCCGCCGTAAGAATGGACCGTAGGTAAGAATAGACGGCGGATGTATACACGCTCGCTGCGCTCGCTTCCTCCAGTCGCTGCGCGAGAGAATATATATATTCAAATACCAAGACAAATCTCTCGGAGATCATAATTCAAAGAGATAAAAAGGACCGGGGCATCCCCGCCGTAAGAATGGACCGTAGGTAAGAATAGAAGCACGCGCCCAGTAGCGGGCGCTCCTACCTCCGTAGGAGGACGGGGAAGTTATACACGCTCGCTGCGCTCGCTTCCTCCAGTCGCTGTGTGAGAGAATATATATATTCAAATACTAATACCATACGACAAATCTCTCGGAGTTCATAATTCAAAGAGATAAAAAGGACCGGGGCATCCCCGCCGTAAGAATGGACCGTAGGTAAGAATAGACGGCGGATGTATACACGCTCGCTGCGCTCGCTTCCTCCAGTCGCTGCGCGAGAGAATATATATATTCAAATACTAATATAGTAACACCATAATATCATAACATCATAATACCATAATACCATAATATCATAACACCATAACACCATAACACCATAACACCATAACACCATAACACCATAATATCATAACATCATAATACCATAATACCATAATACCATAATACCATAACACCATAATATCATAACACCACAACATCATAATACCATAATACCATAATATCATAACACCACAACATCATAACACCACAACATCATAACACCAAGACAAATCTCTCGGAGATGAAACTTCAAAGAGATAAAAAAGGACCGGGGCATCTCCGCCGTAAGAATGGACCGTAGGTAAGAATAGAAGCACGCGCCCAGTAGCGGGCGCTCCTACCTCCGTAGGAGGAGGGCGGATGTATACAAGAACACAGACCCGTCGTTGGGGGCGGAACCCCGTTATATGATTCAATAAACGTTATATGGGCCATTTCCGGCCAGCCGATAACGGCGCACGATATATGGTAAGGGTAATATAAAATAAAACCATAAAGTGATGTGGTGAGCAATAATGAAAATCCGGACTAAGTAGTCGTGAATATCATCCGCATTTTTTGTTCGGGCTTTCAAACAGAAATTATTTATTGTGACCACCTCTGGTGTGTTCGGATTGCTTACCCCGGCAGGTTAAGCAATAATTTATAATCTTTACCAATGATAAAATTTTGCTTTGTTGAATAACCGGGTTGTTTTCAATGAAGTCTACGATGTTGAAAGAAAAACATACACCGCTTGTATTTAGTTTTTTTTGGGTCACATCACAGGTCATTTCATCATCATCATCATCATCATCATCACAGGGGTCGTCGGGTAGGCAAGGCAGGGTCTTCACTGTTGGCCGCCACCGCAGGCATAGTAGGCAGAACACGCATTACACATCAACGCGAAACCGCCACTAGCACGGTGGTCAACCTGGAAGTCAGCACGGTCATCAAGCCCGGCATCACACGAGCAACACACGCCGAATTGGTGTTCGTCGCTCTTCATAGCACGCTCATCAGCAGTAAGTTTAAATCCAGGGGCGTGCTTCTTGCTGACAGCAGAAGCAGTAGCAGTCCAGTAGTTAGTCGTAGTCATCGTAGTCATCGCAGTAAGTTCGTTAGTCTCTGAGTCAGGTAGCTACCATCCACCATAAAGTGGGAAAAGTATTTCAATTTTATCCATCAGACTAGGTAAATAGGTGGTTCATGATAAAAATCGTAAAATGGGTGGTCACACGGCACAATTTAATAAAAATACACACTCCCCTGTGTGTATTAGGAAAAGCGACGCGAAACACGCTTGCTTACAATAATACAAATGATTCACCGTAAATCTCCTTGCGAAGCACATACATCATCTCAAACTCCATTCGCTCTTTCATCACACATATCGCACTAGGATTAGGGTCATTCTTGCGAACACCCATAGCCTTGCGCACAGCCGCAATCTTCTTCTCAATCGCTTCACGTATTTTACGCACCCCCTCCGTCCAAGCAGCTTCATCAGCAGCACGGCGCTCAGCAGCAGCAACCTTGCCAGCAATACGCGCAGCGGCAGCCACAGCCTTCTTCTCCCGCTTCAAAGCAGCAGCACGGGCAGAAGGGCTCATCATCTTAACACTAGATTCCATTTCGTTCGTTCGTTCGTCTTTGCTTGATATCTGTATTCCATCATAACACGAAAAAGTATTTCAATCTTTTTGATGACACACACAAATTCAGCGTATCATCAAACATTTTCGGCCACACCATATATGGTCTCATTTTGTAACCGAATCACCGTTTTCCTACTCACTTCCGGTTACCGATATAGAACGGGTTTTCGGTTCAAAAAAGGCGCGGGTAGGGACACCCCCGAAGGGGGGGTCGGAAGGAGGCACAGGGCAAAATTGCCGGGGGCGACGAAGCGACAGTAAACTTCCCTCCCTCCCGTTGGTCGGTCGGCAACCAATCTAATCCGATGTCATTTTATACTCTTCGGTAAATTATGACATCCAGCCTTCAATCTCTCAATCAATCAATCTCTCAATCAATCAATCTCTCAATCAATCAATCTCTCAATCAATCAATCTCTCAATCAATCCATCTTCAACCTTCAATCAATCTCAATCAATCTCTAATCTTCAATCAATCATATCTAATCTCAATCAATCCATCTTCAATTCCAATCAATCAATCTCTAATCTCTCAATCAATCAATCTCTCAATCAATCCATCTCTAATCTTCAATCAATCATCTCTAATCTTCAATCAATCCATCTCTAATCTTCAATCAATCCATCTCTAATCTTCAATCAATCATATCTAATCTCAATCAATCCATCTTCAATCAATCAATCCCAATCTCTCAATCCATCTTCAATCCCAATCTCTCAATCAATCCATATCTAATCTCAATCAACCAATCTCAATCAATCTCAATCTCTCAATCAATCCATATCTAATCTCAATCAATCTCCTCCAATCTCTCAATCAATCAACCAATCTCAATCAATCCATCTTCAATCCCAATCAATCTCCAATCTCTCAATCAACCAATCTCAATCTCCAATCTCTCATTCATTCCATCTTCAACCTTCAATCAATCTCCTCCAATCTCTCAATCAATCAATCTCAATCCCAATCTCTCAATCAATCCATATCCATATTCAATGTTAAACAATCAATGAGTATTCAATGTTAAACAATCCATCAATCCATCTCTAAATGATTCATTCCTTAGAAACAAACGGGTACACATTCAAATCAATATCGTGGCGTGCACCACAGTTCGCAAAATCCAATCCAATAATAGGCAATGGCGACTTATTCAACGCCGGCACGCCATCCAAAAAGTAGGATTTTTCAATACAGGTAAGCTCAATAACGTCGGGAATATGTGAAATAATGTGACCATAATTATTTCCGTGTGCGTGAACAATATAATGCGTCTCCGACAACTTCTTAATACAAGCCCATTTATCTTCAAACGGAGACCCCCACCCAGCACCAGTAATCCCGTGAAACTCAATAACGAGCTGACGAATCTTCCGTAAATCATCCGCGGTCATTCGCATCAACCAAGGATACTCACCGCCCTCAATATCCATCTTCAAAAACACTCGCGAATACTTATCCAAAACAAACCGTAAGTTGGTCTCTGAAATCGCCCCCGCCCCCGCGTCCGCCTCCACGTCCTCCACACCCCCACCAATATTCTTCTTAAAGAACGTAATTTTATCCGTATATTGCGTGGGATACGCCGCAATCGTCCCATCAAAGGCAAAACAATTCGTCTCATTTAATGAACACGACGACGAATAACGCTGAAGGAAATCGCGCGTAAAACTCTCTTCAGTGCTGACACCGGCTGAAATATAACAGTCATAAGGGCCGCCCTCCGCGCCCTCCGCGCCGATATCCGCAATAACATACCCGCCATCAGTATTAACACCCAAGCGAATCTTTTTAGAAGTATCAAATTGATACACGCGCAATAAATCAAGACAACTCATAGGACAAAACTTATTATTGTTATTATTGTTATTATACATAATAAAAATACAAGCTAAACGCGGGGGGGTCCGCGGGGGGTTCCGCCCCCCAACGGCGGAGCTTCGCTCTATAAACCAATGGGGGCTTCGCCCCGCCGTAAGAATTCACCGTAGGTAGGAATTGACGGCGGATGTGTATATGATTGTCTATGTTGAGAGATTGTATGTCACGATGTTGCTATAACATCCGCCGTCAATATTTACCTACAGTGAATTCTTACGGCGGGGCGAAGCCCCCATTGAACGTAGTTACCGCCGTTGGGGGGCGGACCCCCCCCACCAAGGAAACAACCTGGCAAAATCAGCCGAACCTGATACATTACTCATAAAGAACGAATCAAACGTCAACGAAAGAATATGAATATCCTTATCGGGGTACATATTCGTCCTAAGAATGCCACCACACTCGCAACCCACCCCCTCATCACCGTCGCCACCCGACCCGTCGCATATATCATCTGGCGTCAAATTTAACCTACGGTCAATATCAACGCCCCCCCCCATCATTCGTTGGAACCCGTCGTAGGGGGACGGACCCCCCCCACCATCATTCGTTGGAACCCGTCGTAGGGGGACGGACACCCCCCACCTCATATTCGCCAACGCCTCCATATTCACGTGATTCCCAACACCATTCTTAGTATCCCATACACCGAGTCCATTCATCACACCCGGCATAAAATTCTCACCAATCACCAACATACTTCCATCCGAAACGCGCGATACACCATCATAAAAAGGGCAAGCACCGCCGCCTCCCCACGCCATCACCGCAAATATACTCTGTAAGTCATACTTCAAGACCACTCCCTTCTCTCGGAAGAGCGCATCAAGGCGCAACACCTCATAATACAACGACAAGTTCAACTTCCAAAATGACCCATGGATATACATCGGCTCGGGAATTGTCCACAGCACATCCCCCCCAGGACCCAACAGCACATCATGCGTTCGTCCACCGCCATCGCCACCGTGATTCACGAAATAATTATCAACCAAACCTAAATAACTCAAATCCGCCACCACAATCGTATCCAAGTCAATCCAAGTAAAACACGCACCGCCATATTCATCATACAAATTCTTAAACACATGAATCTTATTAAAACTCAACTTATGCCAACGATTCCGAACCGCACTCCCCTCCACCCACACATTACCGTCACACCCCTCCGCTTCCAACAACAGCTTATAGTCACCGCCCTTAACCCCCCCACCGATACAATCCGCCGTCGCAGGGGGCGGAACCCCCCCACGGGAAACGAGCGTAGCTTCCGTCGCAGGGGGCGGAACCCCCCCACCGATACAATCCGCCGTCTCACCCTTAACCCCCCCACGGGAAACGAGCGTAGCTTCCGTCGCAGGGGGCGGAACCCCCCCACCGATACAATCCGTCATCCGCACTCGCGGATCATCAATCGTAATCCCCAAGTTATGATACACCACCAAAAAGAAGTCGGGGTGAAAACGATTCAACGACGAAATCAAAATAAACAACATATGAACCAATTCGTGATACGTATTCTTCCCGATGTAAAAACAAAAAGTAAACAGCTTCAACGCAGTAGGTGATGGGACAAGAACCTCTTTATTCATATCAATCTCACCAACAATCAATATTATATTACTATACAATGAAACATTTATACCCTTGAAGATTTACACCGAACCAACCACGCGGCGGCGGCGGCGCAGTCTTAGAGCCGCCGAGGTGGTGGAACCCCCCAAGGCGAAACAGCAAACAAGAACAACAATATCAAACCACAAACAGTAATCATCATCAACATACAATTTGAAAAACTCACATCAGAACCAAACAACTCACGACGACGACGACGAATCTCCCCCGCCTCCGCCCCCGCATCCGCCCCCGCATCCTCACCATCCGTCAAGTATCCAATATAACCAGCATGATCCTTAAGAGGAAACGACCTCCTCCTGACGAATTCCGCCGACTCCGCCGACTCTGCCGACTCCGCCGCCGCCATAGAAGCGCAGACCCCCCCCTTCAATAAACGGAGGGCGAACCATCTTCCTTATTCTTCCACCGAAATATACGCTAGTAGTTCCTTTCATTTTGTTTGAATAACGTAAACAGCCACAAACTCTACTCAAGGAATAAACAATATAAATCATTTCAATTTTATGGGGGGGGTCCGCCGGGGGGTCCGCCCCCCAACGGCGGGATACTGTTCTATAGACCAATGGGGGCTTCGCCCCGCCGTAAGAATTCAAGCACGCGCCAGCGGGCGCTCCTACCTCCGTAGGAGGACCGTAGGTAAAAATAGACGGCGGATGTGTATATGATTGTCTATGTTGATAGATTGTATGTTGAGAGATTGTATGTTGAGTGATTGTATGCGACGGTGTTGCTATAACATCCGCCGTCTATTTTTACCTACGGTCCATATTAACGGCGGAGCGAAGCCCCCGCCCCCTGGTCTATAGAACAGTATCCCGCCGTTGGGGGGCGGACCCCCCGGCGGAGCGAAGCCCCCGCCCCCTGGTCTATAGAACAGTATCCCGCCGTTGGGGGGCGGACCCCCCCGTCATAAAATTGATTTGAATATTTAAACTCACACAATATCCAAACATCATCATCACCCTCCCGAATAAGTAAAGTCAATCAATCAATCAATCAATAACACCACCACAATGCCCGTCAAAAAATCATCCGCCACCAATAAAAAGAAGCCCTCCGCCGCTGCGAAAGCAATGACTGCCCAAGCCGCCCAAGCCGCCGTCATCCGCAACGCCGTCCCGCAATGGTTCCGCATAGACCCCGACCAAGTCCCCAACAATGCCGGAGGCTTCGTCTGGCAAATCAACGACCGAGAACAAGTCATCCGCTATCTCATCATCGGCAGTGAAGGCGGCAACTACTACCAGACCCCGCAACAAGTCAGCTCCACCGCCGCCAGCTGCGTTCTCCGGATGACACGCACCCCCGACAATTTCAAATGGCTCATCGACACCATCCGCGATGTAAGCATTTCAGGCCGCGCAGCCAAACAAGAACCAACACTCCTCGCACTCGCCACTGCCATCGTATTCGCACCCACCCCCACAACCAAGACCGAAGCCCTCAACGCCGTCAAGGACTGTGTCCGCATTCTGACGCACATGTATATGTTAATCGGGTATATCAAAATGTTCTCCAAGGCAGGACATCCAACCCTCACCGCCGCAGGGGAGCGGAACCCCACCTCCACCCCGAACGTAGTTCCCGTCGCAGGGGGGCGGAACCCTCCCCCAGTCACCGGCAGCGGCATCGGCCGTGGAATCCGCCGCGTCTTCGGCGAATACTTCTACTCACGCTCAGGAATTGAAATCGCCAACCTCATCACCAAATACCAAAACCGCGAAGGCTGGACCATCAAAGACGTTCTCACACTCATCCACATCAACCCATCTCAAATGAAAGATGACGGCGGCCGTCTCGCAATAGACCACGTGTTCGGTCGTTACGTCGCTCCGTCGTTCATTGATCCGCAATATCGCGACACCACCACACTCCCCGTCGCGACCCTCTTCAACGCAATCAAGGAAATCCACACCATCGTGCTTCGCACCGCCTCCGCCTCCACGCAGCAGCAAGAACTCGACCGAATAGTCCATCTCATCAACCAAGTCGGCCTCTGCCGCGAACAACTCCCATCCCAACTATTCAAGCACAAAAAGGTCTGGGAAGCGCTCCTCCTGAGCAAAGGCGCCAACGGCAAAGGAAAGGGAATGCCACTAACAGCACTCATCCGCAACTTAGGCAAACTCAGCACAGCAGAAATCGGAATCATTACACCCACAACAACGCCGACCCCGACCCCCTCCTCTGTGACCGCCATCTGCGACCGCATCACCGACGCCCAAGATATCAAGCACAGCCGAATCCATCCCTACACTATCCTCGTCGCAATGCTGACCTACCAGAACGGCCAAGGCGACAAAGGCAGCCTGAAATGGACACCCAACCCCCAAGTCATCGCGGCACTTGACAAGGCATTCAAGCTCGCATTCCAGAACATCACACCGACGGGCAAACGCATCAAAATCGCGCTGGATGTAAGCGGGAGTATGTCATCGGCATTCTGTACGGGGTCGCCCGTCGTGAATTGCGCCACAGGGTCAGTCGCAATGATGTTCACTACATTATGGACTGAAAACAAGAACCGGGGGGTTGCGCGGGGGGTTGCGCCCCCCAACGGCGCCAGCTCCGCTCTATTGACCGCCCCGGGGGCGTCGCCCCCACCGGCAAGAGGTGGCGCCACCGTCGCTGGGGGGCGGAACCCCTGGAAGACCATCCAATTACCAGACGGACGAACCTTATACGAGAACACCAAGACCAACGAATGTCAATTCACCAAGCCTCAAGAGACACCAGAACCCTTGGCAAGTGGGGGCATCGCCCCCGGAGCGGCCACTAGAGCGGAGCTGGCGCCGTTGGGGGGCGCAACCCCCGGCGCAACCCCCGGCGGAACCCCCCAATACAAAGCCACCAAGAAATACCTTGGACTCCCCGAGGACCAACCCGCCGCCGCAGCTACCCGTTCCTCATCATCTTACTCTTACTATGGATACAACACTCCCCCTCCTCCAGCATACCTCCCCGAGCTCTACCCTCCCCCCGCCACCCCCTCCAACGTCACCATCTGCGCATTCTCCAACACCCTCACCGACCTCACTAACGCAATCATCGGCTATATGGACGCCACCACCGACCCCGCCACTGGTCTCCCCACAATGACAATCGCCGACGCTCTCAGTTTGGTCAATCTCCCCTTCTCCGCCACAGACTGCTCCCTTCCGATGATCCACGCACTGAAAAACAAAGAACCAGTTGACGCCTTCGTCATCTACACAGACAGTGAAACCTATATGGGCAAAATCCACCCGCAAGCCGCACTAGAGGAATACCGCCAAGCCACAGGAATTGACGCCAAGCTCATCGTCGTAGGAATGACATCAAACTGTCTGACCATCGCAGACCCCAAGGATATGAACACACTCAATTTAGCAGGATTTGATACGGCCACCCCAAGGTTAATCAACGACTTCATCAGCGGGGGTCTCGCCCCCCAACGGCGAAGTGCGCAAGGTAGCGCACAAGGTGGCGACGAGGATGAATACGTCATACTGGAGGCAGCAGAGGACTAGGGGGGGTCCGCCGGGGGTTCCGCCCCCCAACGGCGGAAGCTACGCTCTATTTTGAAGCTACGCTCTATTTTGAAGCTACGCTCAATAACCCACAGCATAACCACCGCATAATAAATTTCACAACTAAAAAAACAAGGTCGCGATCCCGCCGTCAGACTTAACCAGCGAAGCGTAACGAGTGAATATGGACGGCGGAATTATAACAACCAATACACACACCACCCACATCCACATCCACATCCACATCCACATCCACATCCACCGTCAATTTTTACCTACGGTCCTCCTACGGGAGGTAGGAGCGCCCGCTGGCGCGTGCTTGAATTCTTACGGCGTTGGACCCGTCGTCCTTGGGCGCACCACCCCCGCGGAATAATTGAACCAATAAAACAACACAACCCAGAATCATACGACCGAGAGAATAATAATGTCAAATCACCCGCATAAGAAACCGCGCTTGATAATCATTAAAAAAGAACAAGACAAGAGCACACCCAATAGAGCGAAGCTGGCGCCGTTGGGGGGCGCACCCCCCCTCGCATGCACACGTTTCAACAACAAGACGTGGCAAGAATACCAAGACTGGTTAAACGCCAACCAACAAACCTACGAACACATCTACAAACGCCCGCTGAAATGTATATACGGCGCGCCGAGAGAAATCTCTCACAAAAAAATCCCACCACAAGCCAAAATTCTCGTTATTGAAATGAACAATGACGAGAATAAAATAATGGGAATCGGCGAAATCATAAACCAAACGGCAAGTGAAGTATATAGAAGACCCCAGGCAGTCGTTCCACTCCCCACCGCCTCGGGGAGTGTTCTGAATCAGGACAAGAAACCTGCGGTAAATAAAGCGGAGCTAGCGCCGTCCTTGGGCGCACCCCCCACCCTACCCCCCCCCACCCTACTCCCCCCCACCAATAGAGCGGAGCTAGCGCCGTCCTTGGAATCACCCCCCACCAGAAAAATATCATACAAAATCTTCAGCGACCGAAACTACGAACGGTATATCTACATCGGCAACACAAGATACGCAACGAGAGAAGAACTAGAACGCAACCACACCCCCGACGCGCAGTATATCAACGAGCAACTCGCAAACGCCAATACAAAAATGCCACAGACCTCCCAGCAACTTCAACACCCTCCCACACCATTATCAATGATAGAAACCACCGAGAGATTATTATTCAAAGGACCGAGGCATATGAAACGGGGATCAGGAATAACGCAGTGTTTCGTTGTTCCACAACGGTAAAGCAGACGCCCGCATCTAGACAACAGTAGACACCGTCATCAAAAATTCATTAAATTGCCGTGAATCAATGAATATTTTTTATGATACCATTGGTAAATATTGAAATCCAGAAAAAATTGAAATCCTTTTTTACATATTTTGCTTCAAGAACGAACAATCAATCAGACGAACGAGACAAAGAGAATGGCGCAACAAAGTATTATATTTGTGAACGGTGACGGTTCATCATACAGCAACGAATACGTCGAAGGAACAACACAAATGATATGGAAAGGGCAGAAAAAAGGAGCGCGCGACAGCCGCGTAACAACTGGAACGCAAGTATGGTATCGTCGCAGCAGTCAGAGAACCGCATTCACATTTATTGGCACAGTAGAGCGTGTGGAATTATTGACACCAGGAAATCATTCTGCCAGCATTCCGGCAACTTATCGTTTGTTCTTGATTCTTGAAGAGAATCCACGGACAATTGAGAAAGTGGTCGGAGACACCACAACTCATCAGAGCATTTTGCGGGCGGAAGGATTCAATGAACGCGTGGGGGTGGCGCAGGGAATTTATTAAGGTAACCCGAAGAAAAAAACAAAGATAGGAACTTTTTTTTGAATAATAATAAAAGAAAATGACCAAGAAGAATCGCGAATAAATGTATAAATGAATAAATGTATTGATAGTTCAAACCCGTGCGACAATCCATAAAAATTGAAATACTTTCTCACATACAACGACAACAACAACAATCATCAAGAATCAATCATCAAGAGAACAACAATGACAAACCGCACCGCCCTCTTTCAAAAAAGCACACGCAAGAATCAAGAGTTTGAGAGATATCTCTGCGACGGCCAAGAAGCCGCGATTCTAGACGCAACCACCAGTAAGTATATCCCCCTGTCATATTTCGTAACACCTCAGACCTCCGCCGCCTCCGCCTCCGCCCCCGCCGCCTCCACCCCTCGCCGAACATCATCAAGAAACACCCACGGGATTGCCGACAAGATGCCCTACGAATCATTCCGCCTAATCAATGTCCAGCAACGAGGCAACCACGCACACTCACTCGTTCTCTTCAAAAGTCGCGCCATTACCACCAACCCTGAACAAATCGCAATCTTTGAATGTAACGGGAAGTATACACAAAGCGAAATCCGCGTCATTCACACAAGCTATCCCTCAAAAGAAGAAGAAGAAGAAGACAGCAATGAACCCGGAACCGTTTACGATGTCTCTGAATACTACTTCTCGCCAGTCTCACCGAAAGTCTGCCTGAACTATGGAAACGACACATACAATCCGGGATACTGCGGAATGTTCGGAATCATCGCAATGACATTCCATCGTCATTGGAGGAAAAAAGCCCCCGAGTCGTGGATCGGAGAATGGACGCAGCTCCTGAAGTATATGCGCCAAGACATTCCTGATGAGCCAGAGTCGCACGGATGCCAAGGAATCAGCCTCGCAGCCAAGGTCCAAGAAATCATCGCGGCACACCAAAGCACACAAACAGCTCACCAACAAGCCGAAAAAGAAATCTACAAGGAAATCAAAAACTCACTAAAAACAATGAAGCATAACCGCCAATAATGATAAACCAACCAATCAGAAACCAAATCAAAATAAAAAAGACAATAACCAAGTCTTTTTTATTACACAAACACAACTTCATCCTACTGGCGCGTGCTTCCAGTCTCACGGCGAAGCCGTTACTAGCTTATATATAGAGCGTAGCTGCGCCGTTGGGGGGCGCTACCCCCGGCGGAACCCCAGGCGCTACCCCCGCTTGACCAAACGAACATACGACTCGGCCTCCCACTGCTCAATCAAGCGCCGCAAAGCAGCGGGATTCTCCTCATTTTTGCGGATACCCATCGCCTTCCGAGTCCGAGCAATCTTCGCCAAGATATCCTCACGGTCCTTACGCATATCTTCTTCAAAGTCGGCAGCCTTCTTCTCACGCGCCTCAGCAGCCGCAATCTTGCCCTTAATGCGAGCAGTCTTCGCAGCCGATTTCTTCTGACGCTTCAAAGCAGCAGCAGCACGCGCAGCAGCCAATCTATCCACAGAAGCCGAAGCAACCGCAGTCTCCGCCTTCTTCAATTCAGCAACCTCAGCTAAAGCATCCTTCGCAACCTTCTTCACCAAACCATCAATCTTCTCACACGCACCACTCACCTTACTGCGGCGGGTTCCCTTAGCACAACGCTTCTTGGCAGTATAACTGGCAACACGAACACAGTCGCCCGCCTTATTACGACGAGAACCGCGCTTACAACGCGACTTGCCGGGACCGCCCTTGGAACCGCCGACTTTCATCTCGGCCGCCGGTGCCGAGCCCGAGCCTTGAGGCGCGCCAAGACCTAAACCCCCCAAAGGCTTCTCTAACATTCCAGACATTCTAAATAGCGTATATTATAAATAGTGTATATTGTAATATTGTAATATTGTATATATTGTATATAATAATCAAATATTATACAAAATAACAATGAGTGCTAATGTCACGATTCCATCGTGGGCAACGATTGTGAATTATCGCACAATGACTTCTGATAAGAAAGACCTCGCAGTTTCCGGGAATAAGAACGCTCAGTATGAATGGATGGTAGAAGAAGTAAATGAATTTTACGAGGCAGTTCATTTGAATAAAAAGGAAGAAATCCGCGATGAAGCAATGGGTTTGATTCGCACCGTCCAGCAGTTTTCAGGGTCGAAGCGTGTTGTCGCACTTTGGGAAAAGGTGAGAAAAGATGTCGCTATTGTTTTTCCTACCCGCGCAGTATTCAATAATACATTTAAGAAATGGCACGCAAAGAAATTGGCGAAGAAGCAAGCGTTAGGGGTCACCGTCGATGACCTAATAAAGGTATCGGGTATCAGATATTAAGGGGGGTAGCGCCCAAGGACGGCGCAGCTACGCTCTATAGACCAAAGGGGGCTTCGCCGGGGGTAGCGCCCCCCAACGGCGCAGCTACGCTCTATAGACCAAAGGGGGCTTCGCCGGGGGTAGCGCCCAAGGACGGCGCAGCTACGCTCTATAGACCAAAGGGGGCTTCGCCCCGTAAAAACACCGAGGTCGCCAGCCGTTAGAATTAACCAGCGAAGCGTAACGAGTGAATATTGACGGCGGAATTATAACAACACCTCGCCTTTCATTCTCTTCCCAAACACATCCGCCGTCAATATTCACTCTTGCTCTCTCGTTACGTCGCTACCGCGACTTCTCTCGCTCGCTGCTTCGCCGGTTAATTCCGACGGCTGGCGACCTCGGTGTTTTTACGGGGCGAAGCCCCCATTGGTTCATAGAACGTAGTTCCCGCCGTTGGGGGGCGGATACCCCCCGCCGTTGGGGGGCGGAACCCCCCCTTAGAACTCATACAACTCCTCCGTCACCAACGAAAACGACCAATCATTCCCGTGTAAATTCACAATATGCCCCTTATCGTCACGCAATGTCACCCGCAGCTTATTAATGACCACCGGCCCAAAATACGCACGCTGGTTCGTAAGCAATGTCGGACCAGAATCAATATAATGCTGTCCCATAGACAATCCAGCCGCACCGCCACCCGTCCGCAAAGGAATCACCGCAAAGACATCCGACGTCTTCGGCCCCATATCCCGATTTTTATTCGGCCCAGCCCCCCCACGATTCGCCGTAATCTGGTTAAAGGTATAAATCTGCGAAAAAGTCAACGTCCGCGGAACCTTCGGAACCATCAACTTCTGCTTCTTCATCCCGTTCTTGACATCGGAAGTATCATTAACGCACATATCAGGCAAATCCGCATTGTGATACAAGGGCGTAGCCAACGAAGTAGAAACCTCACCAATCCCAACCACCCCACTATTCACACGACTATGATTAAAATCATCAATAATCAATAGGAAATACTGCGGACCATAACAATCCACAATCGCCTCACCGCGCACCCACCCCGCCCCCGCCGAAAAATCATTTGCGGGATTATTATCGCTATAAAGCCCCAATATCCCATCAGCCACCTGCGCGGCCAACGACCGCGCCCCATTCGCCGCCGTAGGCAAAGCCGCCGCCTCCATTTCCGGCGTGACACCCAGCACCATATACACCATTCCATACACCTCAAATGTATTCAAATCACGGTTATACCCGGAAGGCAACGCCCCATTTCCCATATTATCCATCACCACCCCGTCATAATAATTACTATTGCGAAACCCGAGCAACCACCCTAAACTATTATTCAACTTCGTGCTCTGTCGGCACCCACCAGCCCCCCGCCCCGCATAAATCATCGCCGCATCATAAAATGTAAACGAAATGACCCGCGTCGTATAATTCATAAAAAAACACAGACCATTCACGGTATTATACGAAAAATAAATAATGCC